CCTTGTTTTGATTTTGGAACTTTTAATTGTTTAATAGCTTGTAATTTAGCATCATAAAGGCTATCACCTTTTACTATAATCTTTTTTCTGTTGTAAATTGCGATAAATTCTGTTGCTTCGTTTATGGATTCTTTAATTCTGTTCTTTGCTAACATTGATATAAATTTTATATCTGCATCTGCTAATTGTTTTAATTGGTTTTTAGGTAACTTCTCTAAAAACTTAATAAATTTCTTATAGATAGGTGATGATGGATTCATTGTTTTAAGTGACCCATATGACGACTTTAACTTATTCAGTTGTTGTTTTGAAAACTTATCTTCATTTATGGATTCGTTTTTAGCCATAAATTTCTTATATTCTTTAGAGCCGGGGAACATTCCCTTCTTAATTGCTTGTACGTGTTTATCTTTTTTCTTTGGGTCTTCCTTTTTCTTTTCTTTCTTCTTAACAGCTTTGCCGGTAGCAGCATCTACTTCATAATCTTTCTTTGTTAATTTCTTTCTCTTATCTTCTTTATCTTTTTTAGATTTTTTTGAAGATTTGGCTTTATCACTTCCGGGATGGTCCTTAATATATTTTTGTTGGTCGTATGAACTCATATCACTCCACCAATCTTCCTTTAGCATTTCTCTGATAGCTCTTCTTAATTTTTGTTCGTTCATATCAACATTCTCCGTTGTTTTCTTTTTCAATCGTGATTTCTCTTTACGACCTCTGTTTACAGATTCTTTTTAATGTAATCAACAGCAGATTTTTCTGTACCGAATGCGTATGTCCGCATCTGACTTAATTCCTTCTTACGCCATTTTTTATCTTTATGATGGAAAATTTTTGCGTCATTATCTACTATGTAATAATAAGTTTTTGCTGGACGGCCATATTGATTGGATAAAACATAATACTCACCCACTTTTGGGGCTTTCTTTAATGCTTGTTTAAATGCAAATTCACCTTCACTCAAAACTTCTCTAATCATTTCTCTTAATTGTGATTTAGTTATTTTCATTTTGTTACTCCTATTTATCATCGGCACTACTCGTAGTATTAAACCAAGACATCGCCTCAGCTTTTGAGTGAAATACAGTAATTACATTTATTTTACCTGACGATACCATTAAATATACCCATTTATTTGGCTTAACTTCACCACCCCAAACACTTAAATCTCTACTATCAATTCCTCTAATGTATTCTGGTATTTTGAATAAATACATAATACTACCATTATGTTGTTTCTGTTTTTTAATTGGTTTATTTTTCTTTGCCCATTGTGCAAATTGTGTAGCATCAGAATCAAAATTTTTATCACCTTTTTTATCGGTAACAAATCCTCTACCTCTCATTCTGGTAGTTGAACCACTTCCAGTTGACCACGAAATCCATAAAAATCCATTTTGCATAAATACCTTTTCTTTGCCGGTGGCTTCGTTTATGGATTGTAACTCTTTTCTAATCATATTACGGAGTTTAGATTCTATGGATTCTCTTTTAAATCCCATTTGCTTTGCATAAAAATCACCATCAGCTTTAGATTGTTTTTTTGGAGTATCTTTTTTCTTTTTGGAAAACTTATCTTTTAAACGAGAAAATATACCTTTTGCTTTTTTATGATTGGGGTGATCTTTATCACGGAGAGCTGTAACCGCAGAATTCTCTTTGCCTGTCTTTGGATTCTTTATTTTAATAGATGCCATTGATGCTGCTGCCATAGCCGCTGGGTTTTCGTTAAGTTGTAACTCTTTAATTACTTCCTTAATTTTATCTGTCATGGAACTGTTCTCCGAAATTATAGTATACTTCATATATAAATATACAATTTAAAAATTTTCTTTAAAAGTTATCCCAATTAAATTTTTCAACTACATCTAAAATTCCTTCAACTACTTCTTTAGCTAATGTCGGGTTAAATGATATACCTTTCTTAGTGGGTTTATATTCACCATTATCACTATACCATATTCTCAAGTCTACAAACTTATGACCTTCATATTCGGATTCACTTATCCGTATGACCTCTCTACTATTCTTCTGTATCTCTTTCATGATTATGCCTTTGCTAATTTCATTGGTATTGGAATTAACCCCATTAGATATTCCCAATTTTGTAACTCTATTGAAATCATATCAAAAAACTCATCATCAAGTTTAAATTGTTTTGTTTCACCAACTGCTAATTGTGCGCTATTGACGATTTCAAGCATTGTACCTAAATCCATAACAGGCGCATCATCTGTTCTTACTTTCATTTTTTTTCTCCTATATATTTAATTATATTTCCAAATGTATCGTGATCAAATTTTTCATCTTCTATTGTATCACTAACAAATGTTAAATGTGGTGGATTATCTTGTAGTTTAGATAATACTAACTTAATATTATCAAACTCTAGTATCCCATTTTCTTCATCTATAACTTTACAATCAAAATGTTCAGCGTACCACTTAACAGCACGCCGAACATTAGTAACCGTAATTGTAATACTATATACTGAATTCATCTGTTCCATCATGCACCCAACTTACTACACTCTTTACTACGTTTATCATACCACGCCAAAGTAGGTATATTATAATGGTTATTGGAATAAAGTGTACTATATCCAATCTAAATTCAAATATAATATAAGACGTAAATCCGATGAGTGCAAGAGTTCCCACTATTCTATCAAATAGAGTTTCTCTTTGTTGTTTTGTTTTGTATTTGTTGTTTAAGTAACTTAACATATTATTTCTCCTATATGTTTATTGTTATTTGATTATCTCCTTCAATCGAAAAATCTTCCAATAAAGCTTCTACTAAAAAAATAAAGGCAAGTCGCCATAAAGACATCATCAAATGGTGACGCTTCTGGAAATATGTAATTCCATGCAATAGTAAATATAAACCATGGTATGGATAACAGTAATATTTTAATTGACTTGTGTCGTTTAATAGTTTTTCGTTTCTTAATTAGATGTTCATTCTTGATACGGACAAACGGTGTACCATCAGAATTTGTCGCTACAACTCTTCCCCAACTTCCTTTAGAATCCGAGTGAGTCATGTTTCCCCCTTAAATCATCTTCATAATCGTTACTATGTTCGGTACGCTTTCTCATTTTGTTAAGACGTTCTAAAGTTTCGTCATACGCCAACCCGAACACTTCAACGGCTAAGATAAGTTCCTTGATATGTGCTAACGTAAAACCATCGGTATCTTTAATCATTTTATTCAAAGCCTTCTGCGATCTTTTTGCTTTGGATTTCTCCTTGATATATATTTCCCTATGCAGTTTAGTTGGAACGCCAATATAACTTACTCTATCAAAACGAGAGGGTCTATTAATTATCCGGTCCGGTAACTGTTCGGGGTAGTTTGTTGTAGCTATCACAATAGTATTCTTATGTGGTACAGCGCCATCCAAAAACTGAAGTACTATTTGTTCCATATCTGCGCTTCTGATAATACTATCTATATCTTCCATTACCACTAATACTTTTCTATGTGGTTCTACCATTCTAATTTGACGGAGCGTTTCTATTATATGATAACTGAAATCTAATACAATGTTTCCCGATTTAATAAAGTCTTGAATAATAAAAGATACAGTAGATGTTTTTCCTCCGCCAGGAGGACCCCACAATAAAAACCCACGTTTATGATGTTCACCACGGCGAATATATTCATCATGCATTGACCAAAATTTTTCAAACTCTCCAATAACAGAATCAGCTACACTATCTGGAAATCTAATTAACTCATTACTGTTATGGTCTTTCTTATCTACATAAATACCCATATTATCAGCCCCAGCTTCATAAAAGCCAGGTGGTAGTACAGGCCTCGTAGCCGGTACAGGTCTATATAGTGTAGAACCCTCTGATGAATATTGAGTATAAAAATTTTCATATTCTTCATCAGCTCTTGTAGCGTAATGATCATCTGGGCCCTCATAATAAGGTAATTCTTGCAGTTCTTTCATTCGTAAATTACTCCTTAATTCTTCAAGTTTATTTTTTTTCTTTGCCATAATTATCTTTCGTTTATCTAATATATAAGTATCTCTTATTATACTGAAAGTATTTTTTTTATTTTGGATTTTCTAAGAAATTTCTATATAAGGAATGTTACTATCAAACATTACATTTAAATTCATATAAATTTGAAATTCATGATTCTCTTTAATAGATTCAAATCTACTTTCAATGGTTTCCCGTAATCGTTTAGCCTTTTCAGTTTTATCCCATGTACTATATTCTCTTTCCCAAACTGGAAAATTTTTGGGTACTTCTTTAATAGTAACATTAATGTCAGTTTCCCAATATTTATATTTGGTAGTAACGGATATTTTAAATCCCATTTTACTCATAATAGTAGATAATTCTTTACGGAACTTTTTAGCTAATGTTTTACCTGCTTCTTTTTTATCACTCATTTTATCTAACCAACTTATAATTTTTATCCCAACGACCAACATTAACATCAACATACCAACCCACATCAAAGTAGTCAGTCATTGCATCTGAATTGTTATGGTTTCCCTCATTAAGAACTCTTAATATTTTAGTAAAGAATTCTTTAACTTTACCGGAGAAGTGGTCTTTATACCAATATACATTTACATTCATATAACCATCTGTGTGTATTGGATTGCTATTCATTGAGTTTGGAGTTTCTACCATTTCGTTATAGTTACGAATGAAGTCTAACTTTCCTTCTCTAATAGTTAATACAACTGTGGAATAATTATCAACAGACAATGAACCTTTAAGTCCGTATTCTTTAAGTAATGTTCTCACCTTTGGAGCAACTGATTTTTTTCTATCTTGTGAGTAATATGCCATTTGTTTAGTTTCCTTTTTTGTTACAACTGATCTTACGAATAATATTTGTTAATGTCAAGTCTTTTTTTAAAAAAACTCTGTATTAATATAATCAATAATTTCAACAGCCGTATCTGTAAAGTCGTGATAGAACTCATCTCCACTCATTCCATTTACATTTGTGATTATCACATCACCTAACTTGATATTCCAATGGACATCTAATTCTTGATTACTATCTTCATCAAAGTATTCAAACTCCTCATCATATAGAAAATCAAACCCATTATCGTTTGATGGTATTACTTCTAATTCATTATTGTGTATTGATACTGAAAGTGCATTCATTTCATTTTCCTCTTTTGTTTCTATTTTTAAAAATCCGTAAACTGGATAAACGTATTGCATTGTAGTTTCTGTGAACATTCCAACTTCATCAAATCCGTATAACGCCATTGCTGATTTGAATGTTCCATTATCTACATCAACTTTTTCTACTACGATTAAATCTGTTCCTTCTGGAACAGTTCCTTCAAATGTTCTATCTATTTCGGTAAATCTCATTTTTATTTCCTTTTTTCATTTCGACTAAATATACAAACAATAATTGATAAAGTCAAGACTTATTTTCAACTTTTTTCTTAAACTGTTTATACATCTTATTCAACGCTTTCTTTTGCTTGGGAGAAAGAGTACCATTTCTATAAGCTTGCTTCCGTAACGAACTTAAAAAAGATTCCCTTTCATACTTGAAATTACTTGAGTATTCTGCGGTATCTAAATAATAAATAACTTTATCAACCTTCTCGACTAATGCAGTTCGGTTCTTTATATAATCAGAATTATTTATCTTATACAGATACTTCTTATACCTTTCTATAACACCATTAATAGCACTTGACATCTTAGGAGTAACCTTCCTACCATTAACTAATGCGGAATGCATACTACCAATAAACTCTCTATAACTATTATTAACCTCCAGATAATCGAGGTCATTATAAATATGATTTAACTGTTTAACTGTTTTCACTGACATATCCTTTCTCATAACACCCGAACTTACATATAATATATGATAAAGTCAAGAACTATTTTAAATAATTTAGGCTCTCAATAAATGAATAGGCTCTTAATAAGTGAATAGGCTATAAGTGAATAGGCTATAAGTGAATTACATTAATTAATTACGCTCTTTTATTTTTATCACGAAGTGATATAGGGAAAGTATCATTTTCTATAGAGAAAAAAACCAGGCTCGATATGAAAACAGGTATGGCGAGCCTGTCATATTGTCATACTTTTGCGATTAACGATTAAATGCCCCCCACCTGTATTGTATAGTTAGCCATCCCCCCCATTCTACCTGTCCAGGCTTCCTTTCCTGTAGCTTTCTTGTTACAAGCCACCCTAACTCTTAATTTGAGGCTTCGCCGATGGTAAGCCCTATGGATTGCCAGTAATCTCTTTCGTGGTAAACGGCTAATAGTATTAGTGTGATATACTCAAGGTCATTATTAATTACCTCTACTACTTGACCGGTGTTCCATAGTAGTATAACATCATCTTCTAATTTAGCAAGTATGTATGGTAGGTATTCTTCTTTTTCTTTCACGTTAGCTTTCCCTCTGAGTATAATAATAAATAGTATAGTCCGAAATGTTTTTGAGCAGCTTGCGCTGATTTAATTTTAGCCATTTTTAAGATAGTCCGCCGGTATTTTAGCTTCCCAGGCACGTGAAACAGTCTATTTGAGAACCAGACAGGAGAGCCTCTAATTACACGATGGAATTAGTTTGGATTATTTGGGCGCTCTGCCAGTCACATGAATTAATGCCTACATGGCTGGGACCCACGATTGGTGATCATAAATATAGGGCTGATGATACTCAATTGACATCCAAAAAGGAGGAAACGGATGTGGTATACTGTATCTAATCAGCCCTTAAAATCTTCTCTCCGGTAATATATAGTATCTAAATTTCTGAAATACAATAGTTTATTTACTATAACTGCCAGAGGCTTCCATTACAGCATTAAACATAGCTTTACCAACCTTAGAATGCCGGTCAGTATATTTCATTTCATTATACGTTACGAATAACTCTCTACCACCATATTGCTTAAGTTCCTTCTTGAGAGCCTTGGGTTTCATCTTTTTAAGTTCTTTAAGATTTTTCATTTTTAATTCCTTTCTCATTTCACCTAAATATACACATAATACCTGAACAAGTCAAGCTTTTTTTTTAATTGCTTGCCCACCCACCCTTACAACTATGGTTTCCAAATGAGTAGTCTTACCATCAAACCCCACTCAATAGAGCAACTCACTTCAAAATGTTCTGTACTCTATCTATACTGATCTTACAACAAAAATATGAGAAAGTCAAGCCTTTTCTTTAAGAAAATAGCTAAAATAATTGAAAAAAAGGCTTGTATTTGTCAAAAAAAGGTGGTAAATTATAGGTTTATTTGTAATATAAGCCTATTTGACTGGGATTACTTCCTCCAATCAATTAATAAAAAGTAAGTTTTTGTCCGAAAAGGCTTGACTTTCTCAAATATTTGATGTAAATTAGGGTGGCGATCTGCTCCAGATAGCGGATTAGTTAGGATTTACTACTCTATTTGTTTGTCGTTTGGGGCTGGAGAAAATAAATCTGCTACTGCATTCTTAAATTGCCGGACATTCTTGGGAGTTTTTACCTTCAACCGCATACCTTTCATGACATAAAAACAATTAAAACACAATACCCTCAAGTTAGTAAGCTCCTTATTAGTCGAATCATCATCCAGATAGTCCAATAACAGCGGCTTACTCATATCAGAGGCTCTGTATGTATCATATCCACAATTACAACACTCCTCCTTAAAGTATTTCTCTCTGAATAAGTTATGTAGAAGCTTAGTATTACTATAATTCGGACTCTTGCCCGCAAATATCTCTTCAAGCTCCAACGGTTTACGCCATAAAGTACCCCGCTTGGATACTCCTTTACCAGATTTAGGTTGCCATAAATTCCACATCTTAGCGTACTTTTTAAATGTATTATACGCTAGACCTAACAATCTAGCGGCTTGCTTCATAGATTGAGTTTCATTTATCGCCCAAATCATTTCACTTCTACTTACTTTAGGTAATGCCACTTGTATTTCTCCCTGTGGTATGACAAGCTGACATATAGCTGATTGGAGTAGGCTAATTTGACAAAATGACATACAATGATACTTTTGTGTTATAAAATTCTTATACTATAAAAAGTATGACATAAAGACATAGATGCTTTAATGTAACACTTTTCATATAACTTCCAATCATCAATAAGTAGTACGAAGTGTTGAAAATTGGACAATACAGCCCTCAGCCATCATCCAATTCTGTAATTAATTGAATTCCCTATTGAATTTCAGTAACTATGACAATTAATTAAAAGCTACTTTGGGAAATTAAACAAGCTGGGGGAAGTAACACTACTCTCTGGACAACAAACAGTTTAATTAACAGCAGCTAATTAGAAGTCAGTTAATTTAGAAGCTCCTTTGGTTTAAGGTGTCCAACATTGTGAATTATCCCAACTAATTAACAGCCAGCCAATTAAAACAACAACAAAGTAGCTCAATGAGAGTCAATAGAGCAATAGGCTGAAACTTTTCTGGCAAAAAGTGAAGGCTGAAACTTTTCTGGCAAAAAGTGAAGGCTGAAGGCTGAAACTTTTCTGGTGAAATCTTCATTAGAAGATTTTACCCATTTATGTGAATTGAATAAGCGATACACGTATTCACCTATCGGGTGTGTTGGTGTCACACGTATTCGATACACGTATTCGGTTTCCCCCTTCTTATATATAACAAAAAACCCCCACCTTTTACAGTGAGGGTTATTTTATTTTTTAACTATTCCGATTTAATGTATGAAGAAGTCATAAATAGCCTTACCTATTAAAGTAATCAGACCTGCGCCTGTCATTGTTCTCCATTTATCACTACTTTCACGAAACCTTGTATTCTGACGTACCTCAGCCCATAATCCATCATTAGGATTGAATAAGCTTTCTTTAATGAAACGAATGTCCTCATGAATATCATTCAGTTTCTTATCCATATCTGTCTCCAATTGTACTCTTTTTTCATCTTGTTCATCAAGACGATATAAGACGAGTTCTAAATCCTGCTTTTCATTTTTATTCATTACTGTACTTCCATCTATTACAAGTTGAAAAATAATTAGCATCACCTTTAATACTAATATAAACAGTCCAATTTACAAGATTCAATAGTTAATTTTCATTCATATATAAATATCATATATATAAAGTAATTGGAGAAATTGGTGTTATTTTTTTGTAGGGTTTTTTCGTTTTTTTCGGGGTTTAGGTTTAGCCCTATTATCTATCTTAAATATCTCATCTTTAAGTGAATCTCTCACGAATTTAAGATGTAATAACTCTGATTCCAAGTCCGCTTGTTTTCCACTAGCTAACATACTTATTACAAATGCACCTAGCAAGAATCCTATAATAATTCCTAACCATATCCAACCTAATGTTATTAACATATTCTTATTCTCCTGTATTTAATTCTCGTTCTGATTGTCCTTGCATTAGTACAATCTCTTCACCGCATCGTTCCCAAAATTCACTCTGTAAATCCTCATATCCTTCATCTTCTAAATCTTCTGGATAATCCGGTAATACATCGGTATCATGAAATATAAATCCGTTCTTATTACCATATCCACCTACCAAGAAATCAAGTGATTCTTCATCAGCTTCTACCCACACTTTTACATTTTCATCATATTCAATCAATTTAGAAATAAATTTTTCAACGTATCCGCTTGGAAATGACCAAGCTGAAACAAATGTCATTTCTATGTCATTATCTCGAATCCATGGAGCATCTTCAACATATATCCATTTTGACCCTACTTCATCCCAAGGATATTCTTCATACTCACCAAATACATTTTCAATAGTATTTCTAACTCCATCATTGGTAAGTCCAGTATTTTTTTCTCTGAATGATTCTTGTAACCATGTGTGTAATTTATCTTCATTAGATTCTATTCTCACACGGGTATATACATAATTAGCCATGTTTGACTCCTATAACTTTTATTTTTTTTATTTCCGCTTCCTCTATGGCAGCAGTCTTCGGATAAGGTAAGATAGGATGTTTTAAGTTTTTTAGTATTTTCCTCTTTTGTTTTTTACTACCTAACAAATAAACATACCTATGTTTTCTCAATTCCTTTTTTATCCAAAAATCTTTCTCAACTAAGGTACTAATCTTCTCTATATCGGTTGTACCATAATAAGGGAATATAGTTCGTGGATGTTGCCACTTACCATCCTCTTCCCATTTAAATAACCAACTATCCGATGGTCTTATTTTGTTACCCTGATACAACCAATTTGTTGCCTGATATATAGTTCCGACATGACCTTGTTGTGGATCTGAATATGATATCAAAGCTTTAATATCTTTTCTATTCTTCTTTAACCAATCAAAACTCTTTGAAATAAACCAAGATTCAATATTTTTACCATAACCATCATGAACAAATAACCTTACCAACTCAAAAACAGATTCCCTCGGTATAATATCCGATATAGAAGCACCAGTAAGCCTACCTATTGGATCACCATAACATATCGTACCGATTAACTTCTCTTCTGGTTCATCAAAAAACTTATGTTCATTCCCTGTCATATAAAATAACCCGAGAGCAACACTACATTTAGTCCATTGTTTTGAGTAGTGGTATTTAACCACCATATCTCTTGCAACCCTTCTATCTATTTCACGAACAATTAAGTTAGATGTATCTACATATTTATTCTTCTTCATCCTCTATAAACTCACTGTATTGATGGATTACAACTACAGATCCACTCTCTTCCGATGGATTCTTCTCATATTCCAATCGTAACTTACGAGCCTCAATTTCTATTTCAGTTGCGATTATCTCTAACTCTTGCATTTGCTCTTTTGTTAATTCTTTACTCATTTATCTATATCCAAATAATCATCATCTTCCCACCATTGAAATGATGATGACTTTCTATGACCCACATCAAAATTTCTTTGCCAAGTTGTCTCATACATAACTCTCCAAAGTTCATCAAATCTTTTTTCTTCCAGCATTTTACGTTTCATAAAATACCTCTTTGCTTCTGATAATCCAACGTGGGGACCTAACTCTACTCTATCAGCTATGCTGTCTGTCCTATCTACCAACACAAATATCATAATAACTTACTCCTAATCTAATACAATGTAAAATTCTCCATATACCTCTTCATATAACCAATTATCGTGATAACCATAATATACTGTTATAGTATCACCTCTCATTATTTTTGGTATTCCCATCATTGTATTTACTTCTCCATCTGAATTACTATAACTCGCCGAATTAACAACAGGAACCTCAAATCCATTAAACCATGTAACATAACTTGTATCATATGCCACATACTCTAAATTTTCCGTTAAACCTTCCTTTACTATATACCCAAGCGTATCACCAATATACCAATAGTGAGAACTCCCCCATGCAAACTTTACTACATCAACTGGTTCATTATCTCTATGTACATACCCAGTTATTCTGTGTGTAGTCTGCCATTTTGTAGTATCAATAGTTATATGATAATAACCGTTAATATCAAATTCTGATTCTAATTGTAGTTCAAATATAACTGGCGATATTGGCTCTGTTGTTGATTCGCAACCAACAACAAATAAACTAATCGCTATTAGAAGATTTGCTATTCTTTTTATCTCTATGATTATCCTTTTCATTTCTTACCTTTAATTCTTTCCATTTTTTCTTTTTCTTTTTAGGGTTCTTCTTTACACCAATAGATTCACGAAAAGCATCTTCCTCAAGCTCATCGTAATACCTGTAATCCTTCATTTTAACTTCTCCTAAATATACAACATTCTTTTATCAATGTCAAGACTTTATTTTCCAACCTTCTAATAACTGCATAAATTCTTCTACTGAATATGGTTTTGATTGTTCGTCTATGATAGCTATTGTTTCCATTAAGTCTGGATGATGAAAAACTATATTATTAAAGGCAACTAACCCATTGCCTGGATAAAACACTCCAAATGATTCTTCTCCCAATATATTCTCATCCCAAAGGTCTTCAGGCTTCTCATTCTCTAACAATATATAATAAATCATCTTAATAATATATATAACACTAATCCACCAAAATCAAATCTTTTTCATAGGTGTCTAACGACTGGATGTGGAGTTTAAAAAATTCCAGTTCCATCTCACCTAACTCACCACTTTCTTGTAGTATCTCTGATAGATTGATTATTATTTGAAAGTTTTGAGGTGTGAGCTTCTGTGCATCAAACTCAACTATTATGTCATGGTATTTAGTTAAATCAGCATTTCCATACATTTTAACTCTCTCATTCAAATCAAATTGAGTATTCGGCTGTTCTTCTATTATGTAATCATGCATAAAATCTGAAGCGTAGTCAAGATATATCGTACTACACCAAGGTTCTAACTCTTTAAGTAAGTTTATATCACAATTATATACTTTGAATCCAATGTCGTACTTTGGTGGTATAATTGGTTTCAATAATTCATCGTGTTGTACCATATGTCCCCACTTACGAATAAAGTTACGAGTACTCCGTAGATTTTGTGCCAACCATTCACTGCTTTCACGACCCTTCATAAATACTTGCCCCGCGGGATTTCTTAAAGCTCCATCTTTGAATCTACTCCCACGGCAAGTCATATGATATACAAATCCTTTCCAAGTTTGTATAAATTTATATCCATTCAACTGAAATCTATTGAATATATCTGAATCCTCTTTTGATTGTGGAGCGTAAAGTGGGTCATGCCCTCCTATTGATTGGAAGTCATCTTTCATAATAGCCCAAGGTGCGAATATACCTTCTGTTGTTTTTGTTGAACCATAAAAATCAGCAAAAGCCAATAAAGCTTCTTCTTTGAATTCCTCCGGCTCAATACCAAAATCTTCAAGTACCTTCTCAGGGCCGTCAGGGTGAAGTGGAGGTTCAATCCTCGTAAGTGATACAACTACTCCTGGTTTCAAATATTTATCTATTTCTTCATCTGCCTTTGGGCAAAAGTACATGTCTGCATGGAAAATCATAACTCTTTCGTGTGTAGAAACTTCATTGATTAGTGTATCATATAAAATGGTATGACCCAATCGTTCAGGTCCTTCATTTACATATAACTTTAAGTTAGCATCTTCACCTGAATCTATTACTGATTGTACCCACTCTTTTGTTCCATCTGTACTTGCATCATCGGCAATACAAATTTCATGTGGATATAAAGTATTCTTTCTAATACTATTATATGCTTGTTTTAGATATTTTAAGTTATTCCGTGATGGAATAATGAAGCTAATTAATTTCATTTGTCCGCCTCCAATTTTGCAACCATTTTTCTTCAGTATAAAGTTGTTTAAATCTCTCACCTACAATTTCACTACATTCATTATAAAAACTCTCATCATTTTGCAATCGTAAGGTTATTTCTTTTGCGTGTTCTAAATCACCAACTTCTACCGTTGTATTTAAATGTATTTTCTCTTGAGTATCTAATCCTCTATAACCTACACACGGAATCTTATGATATGCCAGATTCATAGCAAATGTTCCAGCAGCATGTGTTCTCATTAAATGAATACCAATATCAAAATTCTTTAATTCATCTATCCATTCTCTCCAACTCATATATGGTAGATAATTTATATCTTCAATAGCATCTTCTTGTTGTTGTTTTCTACCCATTGATGGTGCCCATATATCTCTATCTAATTCCCTTGCAACTATATAACTATCGAACCCACCATACCACGATACGAAATTACCACCAATAATAACATTATCCCTATTCCGTTCAATACGAGGTTCTAATCCTTCTGGAATCATTAAACTTCTCATTACTCTAACATCTTTACAACCGAGTCCTTTATAGTATTTCACATCACTTTCATTATGACAATACACCCAATCGGCTTCCATTAAAGTATTATAATAATGAAATTGATTGGTAACATCATAATCCTGAAAAAACCAATGTGGTCCTTCCTGCATTATAGCAACTTTATCACATGACCTTCTAATAAAATCTAAATCAATGTTAGGATTATTTTTTGGTATAATAACAATCCCCAAATCAAATGTTTCATTTGGTCTGAAATTAAGGTTACACATTGGAGCGTCAAGAGCGACTGCCCAACCAACTTCAGTCCTTGCATTTGGGAAATTTCTTGGATACTTTTGATTAGTACCTGTTTCAGAAAAGAAGGCTGTTTTCATTTTAATTCTCCTCTCAATAAAAATATCATATAATGATATATACCATCAGGCATATTTATTTCACCCAAGAAACTTTTCCATTCTACATTATATCCTCTTTCTTCAAAAGTATTAATTTTATAATGTGAAATATGTTCTCCAAAGCAATCATCTTCTGTATCTACTGTTGATATTATTGCATACTCACAATGTTCTAATATATTATCAAGTATTTCATAGTTAGTACCCTCTTCAATATGTTCTATCGTTTCAAACATACAAATGCAACCATAATCTTTATCAATTCTATTCAATAAAAAATCATTCTCATAAAAATTAATATCTGGCTGACGTTTCTTTGCGGCTTCAATCGCAGTTGATGAAAAATCTTCAGCACTTATTTCCCAATCCGATATAACATTCCGCTTCAAATAAGCTACAAAATTTCCACCAGCGCATCCAAGTTCATGAAGGGATTTTCTACTAAAAGCATCCTCATTTTCTTCAATAATCTTTGCTGCGACTGGACCATAACCTGACATATCCCCATTAATATACGGTGAAAAATCATATGGCTTATCAATATTATACTCATTGATGTGTTTTTGTTCCCATCTATTTTTTATATTAGTTCCTCTAAAGTATTCTTTTTTCATTTAGTTATTCCTATAAATTTCTAACCAATGATCTACCATCTCACTCATCATTTTTTCAAAAGTATATTCAGGATTCCACCCTAAAGTTTTTCTAATTTTAGTAGAATCACCTTTGAGATATTTTAACTCTTCTGCTCTTAAAAATTTAGGATTTTGCATTACATATTCTTTATAATCCAATCCTAAGTAATTAAATACATACTCACACATTTCACGAACAGAGTGAGTAACTCCTGTAGCTACTACAAAATCATCTGGCTCCGAATGGTTTACTATCATATTCATAGCCTTTACATAATCTTTTGAATGTCCCCAATCTCGGTATGCATCCATATTTCCAAGCTCCAATTTGTCTTGTAATCCCAATTTAATCTTAACTGCCGCTTTTACAACTTTATTAGTTACAAAATTCGATCCTCTTCTGGGAGATTCGTGATTGAATAAAATACCATTTACGGCAAATAGATTATGTGCAAATCTATAATGTCTAACTATATTATACCCAAACACCTTAGCACACCCATATGGGCTAGTAGGCTCCATTTTTGTAGTTTCTCTCTGAAAACCATCTTCTTCTACTGAACGACCAAACATTTCTGATGATGATGCTTGGTAAAACCTGGCATTTGGACAATGATATTTATACGCCTCTAACATATTCAATACACCTAAAGCATTCGTTTGTACTGTAAATTGAGGTACATCAAAACTAATTCTAACATGAGATTGTGCGCCAATATTATAAATTTCATCCGGCTTTACAGTTCCTAAAAGTCTTTCCAATGAACTTACATCAAGTAAATCTCCATATTCAGTATTAACTCCATTGCCAGTTAAATGATCAATTCTACTTTCTTGATGTTCTGCGATAGAATTTCTTCTGACTATTCCATAAACGTCATAATCTTTTTCAAGTAATAACTCAGCAAGATAACTTCCATCCTGACCGTTAATTCCTGTTATAAATGCTTTTCTCTTCATTTAAATACCTCCATCTTTGTTAAATCGGGCCAATCTTTAATTGACCATTTTTTTGGTTTAGTTTTAATCGCTGTATGTAATTTATTTAACCCATTCTGCGCTGTTTCCGGCGTCATATAATAATGGTATCCAAATGACTTAATATTTTGTTCTCGCCAAGGAATATTCGGCTCTCTACCATCATAAGACATTCGTTTAAGTTCATCTCTTGCTTCTTTGTTATCTGTTAATATCATTCCACCCCTGCCTAAACTTAAATGTTTTTGAAATTGGAAACTCAAACACATAAAAGTATTTGGTATATAACTATTTTCTTTCCACAATACAGCAGCATCAATTATATTTGTTTCACCCAAATAATAATAATCATCCCAATCTTCATTTTTCCAATCCCATTCAATGCCAATCTTATCACCTAAAAATGGAACTGATAAATAGGTACGTTTAGGTACAGTAAAGTATTCTATCTCATTATATCGTAAACATAATTCTATTCCGTGAGTACAACAATCAATAGCTACAGCGTATGGTGATCCATAAAACTCAGCTATTTTATTTTCAAAGTCTGCAATAACTTGGAAACTCATTTCATACACTCTACATTTAAACTTATCAATGTACCATTATCTTTATCCATATGAGGAATATATGCTTGTGAGTGATCATCAAAGATAGAATGATCCACATCTCTCCAGTCATACCTTTTTATATTTTTCATTCCCAATTTTTCCAATAACATCTTTAAGCTATGAAAATCATATGTAGTTTTATGATATATAACTTTATCATCCATTAACATTTTACCATATAAAGGACCTAATATATCCTCAAGTAAAATATCACCATTCATATATAAATTAGTCATGGATTCAAAGTCAGGTACCGCTATTCTCATTATTCCATCTGGTTTTAATATATCCATCCATCTATTTAACAGAGTAATTATCTCTTCTCTATCAAAATATTCAATCAGATGTGAAGCGTAAATTAAATCAGCGGAATTAGAATCATAATCATATAAAAATATATCCTTTGAATCAACATGATTATAATCTCCACCATCAATATGAACCCATTCACTCCCAAAATTTCTCCAACCACAACCTATATTAAATTTCATCTAAAAACTCCTTATCCATTTTTTGTCCTTTATAGGGACCAGTTTTATATTCATAAACTAATGTGTCATCCTCTAAAATTAAATAATTATGACCACCACCTAAAGTCACAGAACAATCACCCTGTTTTAGTATGGGCTTATATAATGTAACTCCATCTGTGTCCATCAAATTACATTCTACACTACCCTTTATCACTACCCAAGATTCTTGAGCTATACAATATTCTTCACCAGGTTTCCAAATATGTTGATGTGGTCTAAATGTATGTCCATCATCCATATTAAGAGCTGATAATTGGATAAATTCCTTTTCACCGACTATATCTCGACGATGACCTTCATTAATTGTATAAAATTCATCAACTTTATGTATTATATGTAATAATTTATCCGATTCTACTTTTGAATATATCAATTTCATCTAATTAATCTTTTTAATAAAAACCATTAAATCATCAAATGGTTCTCGATTATCGGCTGTACCATATTGCCAATATTCCACAGTAAACCCAGATTCAGAAATAAAATTAAAAAATGCTTCTTTATTTTCCCAATATGCAAAATGTGGATAATGATTGATATATTCATCATAAGTAGATAATGGGATTTGTATGTGTATAACTCCATCGTCAGTTAATGCTTCATTAAACACTTCCATCACTTTTACAGGATTTGGACAATGTTCCAGTACATGAGAACAAGTGATAAAATCAAATTTCAAATCAAAATGTAATCCATTTTGCACGTCAACTCGCTTTAATTTGTGCTGGATTTCATCTGGTAACATCAACCACAGTTCCTCTGCATCATATCCTATATCAATCCCATATGACTGGTTATATCCCATCTCATGGAATTTACGAACAATCCAAGCATTCCCTCTACATCCCACATCTACGATTTTATCATTAAAATTCAATTGAAAGTTTGTATGATTATTATACTTTTTTAGATCATCTAAAACTAAATTAGCACATTTATCAGCCCCACTTTCTCTACTTTGCCAAAGAACGTAATCATCATATTCATCTTTTTCAAGCTCTTTAACCTCATATGTACCATATTTTTTAAGTATCATAATTTTCTCACCTTATCTCTAATTAAATGATAAGAGTAGCTTAACGAATCTACAAATTTTTTAGCCAACTCATAGTTCTCATTAACCGCATCTATCATATTGTTATATCTTCCCATAGTTAATTTTTGTATTATAGTTTTAACATCATCTTCACTATCAAAGAGTATTACCCCATCCATATTGAAATATTTTTCTAACTCACCACAACCATAATATATAGGAATAGTCCCTGTCATAAAACAATCCATTAACTTCTCTGAAAAATAGTTGCTCTGTATGTGATTTTCGATTATTAATGAAAAAGCAAAATCCTTCAGTCCAGCAAGTTTACCATCATAATCAATACTATGATTTTCAGGTAATGGATTGTGATCTCTCCCAAATAATTCTATATCCACATTGCTGTTATAGAAGTGTTCAAGTAACCGCACTCTCATTTTCTGATTCTCTGTTTGTGCTTTTTTTGATGTTATAAATGAACATAACTTAATCTTATCATAAACTAACTGTTTTTCTATCGGCCATATCCAAGTTCCACCATAAGGTACGATCACAGCCTTTTCACCACACATATCTATCAATTTATCATCATAAGTTACCACATAATCGAAAAGGTGGTGATTCTCTTCTAAAAAGTTATACCTCACCGGATCCATCAATCTACATTCGGTCAATAAAGCCACATTCATTTCAGAGTTATACCCATTATTTATTTTAAAAATACCATCCTTAATAAAATAACTGATTTCAATGTCTTTTGTATTGAATACAACATCAAAATCTCTCATAATAGTACCATATCTACTCCAAGGCTTTTCTAAATACCAATCATCATACCCTACAATATTAATTGTGACCTCATGTTTATTTTTCATTCAATCTACCACCAAGCTCTTCTCCGAACTGTATTTTATTTACTATCACAGAATATTCAACATCACCATCCCCCTTTGGCGGCCACCAAAATTGATCACATACCTCAAAACTATGTGGTAATTGAGGATTCTGATGAAAGTGGTTATATTTCCCATTTACTATCCTTTCCCAATAATCGGATGATGTTAATGTAATTAATAAATTATGTAATAATTCTCTTTTATAAACACCACCCACTACTACTGGATACGCACCATTTATTAAATAATTATTAGAATTTTCTCTACAATATTTAGCATAATACGTTCCCCAATTAAAAAAGAAAAAGTTATCATCTTCAATAGCATAACCATTATCATTCAAAAACTCTGCTCTCTTTATCCATTTTTGGTCTTGTATGAACATATAATCAACATTAGTATCTACCATTTTACTAAATGTTTCATTAAACAACGTATGATTAAATAAATAACAATCCTCTTCCCATAATAAATAATAATCGGATGGTGTCTCTTTCATCAGCCACAATATTTTATCAGCCCAATTACCATCAATTTCATCATCCCAGTAAATGCCATTCTCATTTAATATCTGAACATACTCTTCTGATAATTTATTCTTAAATAGTAAATTAAATCCTGATATGTTCGATAGTTTCATCGTAGCATTTACAGTTTTAATGAACATTTTAATATCATCAGTAGGCTTTATGTAATTTATTAATGAAATCATTATTTTATTAACCGTTTATATTTACCCATACTTCTTATTATATTTTCCGTTTCCTTTTGTTTATTAATTCCTTTAGATGCTACACTATTTGGATTATCTCTATTAAGTATTAGTAATATATCATCCACTCTATAAATTCTATCTTTTCCTGACATTTCTATGAGTGGAAACATATGTGCGATGTCCTCAGCCTCACGAAAATAGTTATCGCTGCCGGGATATTTCAAACTGTCACGATTCACATTTTTTAATAAAAATGATTTATGAGTTCTTAAATGAGAATAAACATGAGGACCATCTCTATAACTATTATTTTCATGAACTTCATCTGGAATCTCAACGCATTGATGATCTCCCAACAGTCCATCGGGATAGCTCTGATATGTACCGTATGTCACCCAACACCCCGAATCATCATATATTTGACTTAAATATTCTAATACAAATACAGACGATAACCAATCATCACCATCCAACCTAACTATAATATCATCATCCGCTGGATTTATATAATCAAACCCTTTAATAAAATTTTCAAGAGAGCTTCCAACGTTTACATTGTTTGTAATTAAATGGAATCTATCATCATCGCCTATTATTGTACTGATCACATCTATTGAATCATCCGTTGATTTATCATCAATAATGACACATTCAAAGTTTTCAAAACTTTGTAATTTAATAGTTTCCAAACTTAGTTTAATCCACTTAGCTGCATTATATAATGGGATTATTATTATAAATTTATTCTTCATTATGTAATATTTTCATAAAATTCATTTTGTTGTTCTTGTTTATCAATAGTTTTCGGATGATACAAAGATAATTCTTCATTTGGTGGAAGATGAGCATATGTTTCAGCCCCCACTATCCGTTCATGAACTTTACCTTGCCATCTTATATGACCAGAACGTTTAAATACCCTACTTTGATAGTCAGGGAAATTCACCCAACCTTTTTCATTAACTTGCCATCCCCATTTTTGTATGTGTTCATCTGTAATTCCATCGACAGTATTTACTCTGGGAATCCATAACAACTCGACTTCGTTTATTTCTAATATCTGTTTGATTTGTTGTAACAATATTTCATTCGGGTGCTCGTCAGCGTCATAATGGATAATATAATCTCCCGATGCGTTTTCTATAACTGAATTCTTTTGAGCTGAAAAATCACCATCAAGTTTTCTCTGATAAACCTTTATCATTTTTAAATGACCATATTGTTGTGTCCAACTATCCAATACAAATCTTACTCCGTCATCTTCACCATCTACACAAATTACTATCTCATCCTCTTCATCTGTTTTATGTATGAGCATTTCCAATAATCTATTTAGTTCATCAGCTTCATTACATACTGTTATTCCATGACTAATCTTCATTTGATAACTCATTGATAAATGATGGTGGTAATTTTAAATCTTCTAAAAATATTCGACTCTTTTTAGCTTTATCGTAATTAAAAGTTCTATAAACACCATGTCGTTCTATTAGTGTCTTTAACTTCTTATAGGTTACTTTTCCAGTACCATCTAAATTAACTCTAAATATTTTTTTAGCTTCATCTACAATTTCTACTTGTCCGGCAGTTTCTAATATTTTTTTAATCTCTGGGTTAGTTCTTATATTAGATATTTCTAATTGGATTCCGTGGATTAAATATTGACTGGATTTATTCTTAGACCTATTTTTAAACTTTGGCTCTATTACAAGTATTGTTCTACGGAGCTTTCTACCATCTTTATTCTCATAAATAAAAGATACTATATCACCCGCATTGACTTTACTCCAATTATATGCAATTTTAGCCATTATCTTTTATCACTCCCATAGCTTCACAAGCTTCAGTAAATTCAAATTGACCAAATTTCTGTGCATTCTCCACATCCAAACGTTTTTCATGACCATCATATTGATCTCTTTCTTCCTCCGGTATATCTACTACCTTAGCATATCTCCAAAACCAATCATGTGGTTGCCCGTCAGGATAAATTATACCCAACTCACCCATATTAATTACCGACGGAAACCATACTAAATTTCTATCTTCATCAATTACTTTTAAATCATTCATAAGTTCAGTATTATTAGATACCATCTCTTCCAATCTATCACTATCCAAAGCGAAAAAGGAATTTGTGGTCATCCCACATTGAAAACATAAATATGACTCAAAGGGTTTTCCATCTACTTCTGTTTTTTCTACAAAACAATTATCATTTAATCCCTGACATACAGGACATTGCGTTTTCTGTTCCATAATTATACCTTCTTTAGTTAGGCAATTTCATTGACTTTAATTTAGAATCTCCAGCTTTTTTCAACTTTGGAAGTTTCAAATTCACTTGTTTAGGAAAGTCTGGTAAATATCTATTTAATATTTTATCAAATTCTAAAGTCATTCGTTTAAGTGAAAATCTACTCTTATTTACAGTACTCAATTTCTTAGCATTTAATGTATAACTTCTATACTTCTTAAATACATTCATCATAATTTGTGAAGCGTATTGATAATTTACAGTAAACCATTGAGCTCCTTCCATTAACATTTCCTTTGGAAGTGCTGATGGATGTACTGGTGTCATTACACCCGGTAATAATACAGATAAATCTTTAGAAAGGAAATCTTTATGACCACTCCAATCTGAAGCAATAACTGGCTTACCTGATATACTAGCTTCTAATAATGGTCTACCATAACCTTCACCATGAGTGAATGTAATATGAGCTTTTACCTTTGGATGATTGTATAGACCATTAACTTCATCATCTTCTAAATCACCATGCAGTACATAAATATTAGGTAATTTACCATTCACTGTTTTCTTTATATCATCAAGCTTTCTCAATATTTCATTTCTATCTATAATTGAAAATGTAGCCCCACTCGTTTTCATTAGTAAAGCTGGTGGATTTGGCTTATCCTTAAATGTTTCTAAAAAAGTTTTTACAAGCATACCTGTATCTTTTCTATCTTGACCTAAATCTCCCTGTAACCAATGTCCTACATATAAGAACAGAAATTTCTCCGGAATTTGTTTCAATTCATTTACAAACTCCTCACTAAATTCATTAGTTTTCTTAAATATTGTGGTATCCACACCCTCAAACAAAACTTCTATTGGCTTTTCAATCTTTAACGTTCCCTCTGGCTGACCTGTATGTTTATTTGTTCTTTGATATACAACATTCTCAAATACATCTTTAACAAAATTAGATGGAACTATATTCATATCCATTCTATTCATACCTTCAATCCATTCAGGTTTAGGTGCAGTATTTTCCATACCGGCGGTCACACCAATGTTATATTTAGCAATCGGTGTAAACTCATTTGGAACACTAATTTGAATGTGAACCTCTGGTTGCCGTGGTAAATTATTATCTGTAAGTATTCTATCTATAATTTCTTTATCATTTGGATCTTGATCATTCAAAGCATTCATAGGCGTTCCACCCCAACGCAGTGAATTTATTTTAATATCAAACTTATCCATAGCAATCAATGATCGAACTAAATCTCTTGAATGTGCTCCATACCCTGAACGAGTAGCTACTGGCCCTGTAATTAACATTAACGGTTTCATATTATTATCCTTTATAAATTGTATATCGTTTTCGGGGAATCCACTTTTCTAAAGTTTGTTCTACATACTTTATCAAATTTTCACCCATAGCTTTTCCGGACATCATAGCATCATCACTATTTACAAAGTCATGACCCAGCATCCCACACCGTTCTCTCTCTTCATTGCCCATATCATACCATTCTTTTAATACAACTGCAAAATCATCAAATCTTGGTCTATCATCAAAAATATATGGTGTTTGTACTGAACCTTGTAATGACCGACAAGCAGGCCAGATTGGTTTTACCCATTCTCCCCAAGTTAAATCAGGATTATCTTTCCATTCTTTATCATTATGTAAAGATCCAATTTCTAAATAATCATGCGCTGTCAATAGTTCACCCTTATACCTAAACCCACATTGATCTTGTAATCCACCAGTAACATTTACTGAAATTGAAGTTCCTGCCATTAACGACTCACAAGTCCCCAATCCGAAACCTTCATTTGATGCTGCATTTATAGTAACATCTGCAACATTATATAGAAAGTTTAACTCCCTTTCATTCAACTTTTTATGTGAAAATACCACATCATAATCAGGACAAACATTTTCTACTACCGCTGGTAAATCTGTACCATTTTGATCAATCGGTTGAGTATGCATAATTAATACACATTTTTCTGATTTCTCTTGGGGTAATGTATCACAAAATGTTTTATAAGCAAGTATAATATCACCTGGTAATTTTCTACGAATGTTTCTATTATTCCAAAACACAACAAACTCATATTCTTTATTATTAAAAATAGCATTTCTAAATTCAACAAAATTTTTATAATCTGTATGATTATCATTGATTGGATAATACATCTTATCATTCACTCCATGTGGAATATAAGAAAGCACAACTTTATTTTTTTCGTTCATTTTCACTCCTAATTTTTTCTAATACAACTTTACTTATCCATTTTGTAATCTTTAACGCATTTTTATCACAAAAAATCTTTATTTTTTCGTATTCATCTATTGGAATATTTATTGTTTTATATTTCATATTTTCACCCTAATAACTTTATACCCAGCATTTTCCAAGCGAGCAACAACTTAAACAGTGAGTATCATTCAAATCTGCATTTTTCAAATTATATTTATTTGTATAATATATATTCATTTTACATTCTGGACATTTTCTACTATATTTTTTCATATTATTTCTCCGTTATCTAATAATAAATATCAATAATAACAAAAAATAACACAAAATAATTAAAGTTCTTCAACCATCACACCAACTTTTTCTAATACTCGTTTGTTAATCCCATATGATTGTTTAGAAATAGCATACAACGCATCACAGCTCTCATAAAATGGTGCGTTCCACATTGGATCGGGAAGTGAGTCCCATAAATTCAAGTATAGAATAGGAATATTCTGTCTTATTTCATGCTCCATTTGATATAAAAATCCCCAAAATCTTGGGTCTGTAAAATGTAGTATAGCATCAGGCTTTTCTATATCAATCAATTGACGGAGTAAATCTTGATTTCCATATCCACTAACAGGATATATTTTAAGATATGCATCTTCAACTCCAACTTCCTTCCTAATTGATTCATTCATATCAATTACCTTACCCTCTTCAGGATGTTTAATTGCGCCGCCTAACTGAACCCAATCAAATTTATGTATCGTATTAATAACCAACTCTTTAGACATTGTACCAACGCCACTACTCATTCTCAGCGACTTTTCACAGATCATCCGATAAAAGTAAGATTTTTTTCTTCTTACTAATCAGATGATCTGTGGATACCTCCTTAATTTTATTCATATTTATATTCCTGTAATAATTTACCATTTTCATGTAATACCCACACATCAATCTTGTAAGATTTATCTGTAACCGATTTACACTTTAATTTAATTGTATTTTCATTTGTTTCACAAACTACCATTTTATACTTCCACTAATCTGTTTATATTTTTCATCTATTAATAATTGTTTCTGGGATTCACCCTTTTTCGTTATCGCTTCTTCAATAGCTTTTAATCGCTGTTCCATCTTCAATAACAGTTCATATATACTTCTAAGAACCAAATCCGTTTGATTCATTGGCATCATAACTTACTCCCGCTTGGTTTAAGATTTTTCCATTCATTTATTTGTTCTCTAAATTCTTCATTATGAACATATAAATCCATAGATCTATTTACTAATTTTTGTAAAGTAAATTCATCATCTAAAGTTTTAATTTTGAATTTCTTATATAACTCTTCTAATAACTTTACAGTTGTTAATTTTAACATAACTATCTCCGTACTTCATATATAAATATATATAATTATTTTATTATAACAATTTTTTTATCTAAATTTTTAGCATTCTCCAATGTATTGTTCGTTCCATTTGATATATGACCATCAGGTATAAAAGCCGCTACTACATCAGAGTATTCAGCTATCTGTTTATTCCTTTTATGGTAATTCCATACAGCATAATTCTTCCCATAATTAAAACTTTCATTTACACAATGTTGATTATATGGATAGTGAGCTGGTGGAAACTCTGAATAATTTATATCAAATTCTAAAGCGTACTTTTTAGCATACCCATCAGCTCCTTGCTTTTGACCACCACTTACGATTTCAAGTGTTTCCCCAAACTTTTCTTTAAGTTTAAATATGAACTCTTGAATACGTCGTTTGTTGGTATATTTTCTACTCCCTACTATCGCTACTCTCATAGTCATTCCTCTTCTGCTTTCTTATTTGTTTAGATGGTTTTTCTGATGTACAGAATATAGCACACTTATCAAATTCTTCTAAGCCATCTAATAGCTGTTCTTCTTTATCATAAATATACTCAAACCTAATTTGATTTGATTGACCTGCAAATTTATCTTCAATTATATCAAACCAAATAAATTCATCAAGTTTCAATTTATTCCCACTCCTAATATTCGTTTTAAATTCTAAACTGCTTTCATACTTAACCAAAAAATCTTTCAAATCATCAGGGGAAAGTGATCCATCCTCATACCATAAGTATAAAAAGAATGTAATTCGTTTAGAGTGAATAACTTTCAACTTTTCCATTACATCACTCTCCCATTCTTTATTGAAGAAATGAGATAAATTCAACCTCAAATTTATATTCTTCACTTATTTAACTCCGGCATCACATAACTCCGTTTGATTAAATTCACAAAACCTACAAACTTTTTTAGAAGCCTCTTTTCTATAAGTATGTTCAATGTTATATTCTCCATCATTTGTGAAGCATTCTTCTATAAATTCATTCAATCTACTTATAGTTTGATTTACCGAAGGTGTTCCACTAGCGGGCACAAATTTCTGAACTCTCCTCTGTGGGAAATCTACATTCTCATATAACTTTCGTTTCACAATAAAAAATTCAACTTCAATTTTATCTATCGGATGATTATATTGTTTAGAATAGAATTGTTTATAAAGTAATAACTGATCACTTTTTAGTTTATCAGCCTTCATATATTTATTCCATCCCATCGTAGATGTTTTAATGTCATAAATCTTTATAACATCTCTTACAGTGTCTTTAATAACCACATCCAGAAAACCAATAAAGTTAATATTATTAGGTAACTCATAATCTAATTCAACTTCAATACCTACTAACTCATATCCTCTTTTACTAAAATATTCACCACGGCGTTTCTTAAACCATTCTAATATAGTCACACCCTGCGTAAAGAACTCTTCCATATCAGATTGTTCACATATAACTTCTCCACCATTATTCTCCATAGTTTCGGTATAATGATGTTTCATTCTATGTAATAACATTTCATCAAGTGGAAGTGCGTCTGCGATTTTTACAGTATCGTTATACATTACTGTGAGGTATGTCTGCAATACTTCGTGAAGTGCCGAACCGAATATAGTAAAAATATTACCGCTGAATGTCCGTAGATTATCAATGTAACTTAACTTCCATTTATATGGGCAGGAAGCCCAGTTTGAGTATGATGAATACGATACTGTTTTAGACATATATTTCATTTTCCCCACCGTCTTCTACGAACTACTTCTGCAATAATTCCATAAGTTGATAAGTCCAAAAAACTATCTTCTAATGGTTCGTCATTATTCTCTATATCATTCATTATCATATTTTTTATTCGTTCTATTTTATCATTGATCCTAAAAAACAGTCCAGTTAATGATAATTTAATATCAGCATCAGTTTTTAGTTGTGTCCCAACACTTATATTACTTGGGCCGTACGCTCGTTGTTTAATTAAAAACAACTCATATTGTTCTTGTTGAATCTTCTTAAACTCTTTGGTCATTTCAGGCCATTCTGATTCCATCTGTTCAACTACAGGATGAACATCATCTGTATAAGTTACTGTTTTAGATTCTTTTATTGTTTTATTTTTCATAGCTACACCTCTTTTAATATCTAATAAAGATTGCTCCAAATTATACTCCTTGATTTAACGATTAAATATACGAATTTTTACCTATACAAGTCAAGCTTTTTTATAAAAATTATTTTCTTATTTTCACCAGTTGGTTTCACAAACATAGTATCTAAGTTATCTTTATGCCACTTCATAGATACTGCTTTATGTTTTGGTAATCCAGCAGTTTCACCAATCTGTTTCCAATTATCTGCTTTATAAACAGCACCATTATTACCACCAGCGACAAAAGTAATTAACCACTTCAAATCATCTCCATACTTTTTCTTCCACTCTATAGGTGCTTGTTTTCTAAGTTGTTTCAATATCTGTGTTCCTGCATTCTTAATATATGTAGTCATACAGAATCTCCAATTATTTCCAAACTCATTAAATTTTTCTTTATACTCATCCTTCTTCATCCCAGCATATCTTAAAATATCTTTTGGTGGTGGATAAACTGAAGAGCCTATACCAATCATACCAACGGGCTTTTCAAGCCCCAACACATTTGTATAATCCGAATGATAAACTAACCAATCTATTCTTCTACCTACTGAGTCATTAGATGCTACATAACTATGATGATTTTCTATGATATTTTTTACTGCTTGTTTTTGACTTCTATCCTCTACTAATTCAATTGTTATCATTTAACTTTTTTATTTTTCTTTTGATTTTTTTGTTGAGATAGTATACATAAATATGCTTGGGTTTTCTCTTAACAAAAAATACATTTGGATCTTTAGCTTTCCATCTTCTCCGAATTTCAACACTATAAGGTTTTATTGGTTGACTTAAAGATCGAGAATGGTATTCTTTTCCATCTACCATCAATATTCTTGCCTGACCAGTCATTCCCAAAGATTCAAAGTTTGAAGCCTTATAAATTATTCCCGAATGACCATAATGTTGATCTGCAAAAGAAACTACTACTTCATAATTTGTATTTCTCTTTAACCATCTTAAAGTTTTACCTATAAAATAGCTCTCAGTATTTTTGGGTGTCTCATCAATACAACACATCCTTCTCAACTCAATACACCTATCAGGATTGATTGGATTATATCTCTTTGCTGTGTGTGGCATTGATGGTATAGCATACATCATAGCACCAATCATTTTAGGTAATCCAAAGTTGCCTTCTGTATATAAACCGAAACATTCTTTTTGTTGAATGCCATTTGTACTAGCAGAATAATGGTGTTTTCTTATAAAAGGATCTACGAATTTACGTGGTATTTCTTCAATTGTAAAATCAGTTACGCTCATAATCCTATTTTACGACATTCATTCTCTGTTTTGCCATATTTCATTAAAATATCTTTAAGTTCAGCTTGACCGCCATAGGATAATTCATACATCTCCACAGCATCTTCAGCTTCTCTTAAACTACATTGTAAGTATTTGGCTACCATTTCATAAACCCATTTTGGATATTTCATTTTCTTATCTCCCTTAACATACTTTAACCATTGTTTACCTTTTGGTAGTATATTAATATATAATTTGTATAACTCTTTTGATTGTAATGGATATTTTTGTATTTCATTTACTAAATCTATCCAATCTCCCGATCCCTTCATACTTAAAAATCTATTTATCATATAATTTGAAAATGACTTCTTATCATCATCAGAAATGTCAGTCCAGTACGTCGGACTTTGAACCGCTGTTATGTGTTGGATGTGATCGAATAGGCTTTTCTTTTTTACCAAAGATTCTTTCCCATTTTTCTTCCCACTCATCTTGCGTTACGCCCCTTCGTAATTTATCACCTTTACCGGCATTATTGGTTTTCTTCTGGTCCGACATTCTCAATTCCCCGCATCATAGACTTCTCAACTTCCCCACAGTTTCCGCACGAAAATACCTGTACGGGAGCAATCATCTCCTGACCAGTAGGTGACATAATTGCTGAAATTCTCTTTATGAAATATGTTTCTATAAACGAATAATTTCCACACTTTTCACATTTAACAGTATCAGCTTTAGATAAATCCACTTGCACTTGTTGTTTACCATTAGCTAATGGTTTCATTGGTTTTGTACTCATTGTACCACCTCCACTATTCGTGATTCCTTAGCAGATTTCACCTCAAAAACATACGGTGAATCTTTTAACCACTCGTTTACTCTCGCTTCAGCTACACTAACTGAATCACATTCTACCAAATAATAACGGCGAACTTTCTTTTCCTTCACACCATTTTTTGTCTGAACTTCTTCAATAAATAATACCTGTACTTCATAATACATATTCTAACTCCTATTTAATAATGTTTAATATTTCAATTACCATAGCCATCGCATTTATTTCCTTATCAACTACTTGCGTATCTGATAGTTGGTATTTAGCTATTGTTAATATACACTCTGCAATATGACCTGTTCCATAAGTATCAACTTCATCATATAATAACTTAAATAATTCAGCGAAATCTGTTACTTGACTGTTAGCTAATAATTTTCTAATATTCTTAAATGCGTCCTTTTTATTATGTGTTTTTAATATATCTAATAAAGTTAATTTATAATCATTCTCAATAATAGCTTGTTTATCTACCATTAACTTTCCATCAACTACTTGGCGTTGCGCTGAATTGATTACCCTACGAATGTCTGGATACCCAGCATTAACCAAATTTACTATATCATCCATTTCATATTCTGCTTCTTCATCATTAAGAATGTTCGTCATATGAACAGCCACCTCTTTTTTAGATGGTGGAATCACTTGAAATGATTGGCATCTACTTTGAATTGGATCAATGATTCTCTCTACAAAGTTACAAGTTAGAATGAACCGAGTGTGTTTTGAGAAGGTTTCCATTAAGTTTCGTAGAGCTGCTTGTGAGTGTGGAGATATAAAATCCACTTCGTCTAATATAATTATTTTTTTATCCTTAAAACCAATAGTAGAAGCAAATCCACGAACCTTGGGTATCAGTTCATCAACTCTCCGTATATCCGACGCGTTGATATAAAGATAATCACACTCTATATTTTTAACTAATATTTTAGCAGCGGTGGTTTTTCCCGTACCGGCTCTACCGTAAAAAAGTAAATGTGGAATATCATTATCTTCAATATACATTGAAAGTTTGGTTTTAATATGATCGTTCCCGATATAATTTTCTAATGAATCCGGCCGATAGTGTTCACACCACAATGAATTTCTACTTTCAGTCATATAACATTTCCTTGAGTTTATTTTTTGTTATTTCATCTTCCCATATCCGTTTTAATTTATAAGAAGTTGAATTCACCATTTTTTCTTTTTTCTTATCATTACAGTTTTACACTAACTTTCCCATTTTTTATTTTCTACCTCAATTTTTGTTATTTCAACATCATGATTATAATCCTTTGGATATTTCATTTCAGGATGTTTCATCATTTTTCTAAATTTTCTATTCTCTGATTTACTACCAAGAAAGTAAATGTATCTGTGCTTGGAAGCCTCCTTCTTTAACCAAAAGTCATGACCTATGGCTTTCTTTAAGTTGTCGGGTGCTGCTGACCCAAACTTTGAATACACACTTCTACTGTGCATCCAATCATCATCCTCATTCAATTTTAATGAATAAGTTGGTGCCATCTGAAAATCACCACATCCTTGATAAATCCAATTTGTGGCTTGATAGATAGCACCATCGTGATTCTGCTCTGGGTCAGCATAGGATATTAGTACCTTAATCTCACGTGCATATTTCTTCAACCACTTAAATGTGCTTGATATAACATGCGACTCAATATTCTTTCCGTAACCATCGTGTATAAATAATCTCGTAAGTTCCAATATATTTCTATTCTCTAATATATCTTCTTTGAATATTGATCCGATAACCCTTCGCCCTACTGGAAATCCATATGTAGCTACACCAATGAGCTTTTCATCAACATCAAAAAATTGATGTTCACTTTCATCATCTCTATAAAATACTCCAAGTGGGTATCTACAAGAAGATAATCTTCCGCTATAATGGTTCTTCTCAATCATATCCTTAGCCAATGGTTTATGTATTGGTCTAATAGATATTTTCGATGTATCTACATACGTTTCCATTAACTACACATCTGTATCTGCGACGAGGTAATATGTAGCATCATACTCATCAATCTTAAAATTGATTCGAGCCAAACCACCTGAACTTACTTCTAATGTAGCACTTTCACATTCTTTATTAGCGACTAATACGTCTCTAAATAAGTTAGCATTGAAAGATACATTATCTATAACGTCGTAAGATTCAGTTTCAACTGGTAGAGTAACTCGGTTTGTGTTGATTTCAGCATAACCAATCACAACTTTAACTCCATCATCATTCGTCAATACAGTAAAATTATCTGTATCTGGAAGCGCTGATTTACCAGCAACAAACTTCGTCATAAATGACTTATCAACTTTAATCTTTACCTCAAACTCCGGCAGCTGCTTTAAGTTTGGTGGCGAACTGATAACTGATAAATCCGATAACATATAATTCACATCAGATTTACTATCTGATATTTTTAATGATACAGCTTTATCACCAGCTTTCATTAGATTAAGGCTGATGTTCTCTGATAGTACTGATAAGAGTTTTACCAACTGTTCTGTGTTGTACACTCCAAGCTCAGCATCTTCAAAGCTCCATCCAGTCATAGATAATTCACCTAATAGGTTTTTGTCTCCTGTGATGAAACGAGTAGAGAGATTATCTCCCTTACTGTTTATTACCACCGATGAACAATTACCACCAAGGTAGTATTTATCAATGAATCTATTTAATGAATGTTTATTCATGTAACCATCTCCTTACTTAATGTTAGGTTGTATATACATATATATCAACCAAATTAACCAAAATCAAAAAAATCTTTCAATGGAAGCCTTTTTATTTACTGGCTGCCCCCACTTCAATGTTTCGTAAAACAATAAGATTTTCTTTTCCAACATTTGACTATACATCTTCTTATAGTCCAAATTCTTTTTAATGAAGTTAATAATTTCAGGTGGGTCTTCATATCCTTTGTACCCACACGATACTAATCCGAGCTCATTCTGTTTTAAATAAACCCATTTAATCTTTTCCGATTCAGATATTAATTGGTATTTACCTGTAAGCCCATAATGCTTCAATAAATCATTGTAAGTGATAGCAGCTTTCACGTGCGCTGGAGATCCCTTAGCAAACTCTGTAAAGTTTCCTTTCTTACCGGCTGAGTATTTCTCCAGCCCCTTTACTCCAGTCGGCATTGAAATTCTATCAAAATCAACTAACTTCATTGATTCCTTAAAGTTAATAATTCTTTCATCTATTTTATCTTTAGGTACTGTTGCTAATATATCTTCTAATACATTTTTCAATAATTCACCCATAGCTTTTGGAAAATTACTTCTAACTAAATCTAATCCTTTAACATGAAGCTTATTTACTTTTACTCCATTATCGTTAATAATTTTCATCCCATATCTTTTCTTTACAATAAACAATCCCGACTTTGCAATCAGCTCCTGTTTAATCTCAAATCTATGGTTATCTAAATTAAGAAAATTCTTTGCGAAATAATCATAAGAACTATTTAAAAATGTCTGCATTTCATCAGCCACATCCAATATTCTTTTACTCATTAAAGTTTCACTATCGAAGTCCATTGTAGGGAATCTCTTTTTAATTATTGGGAGTGCAGTCATGAAGATTGAATCAGTTAAGTATCGATGTAGATCACATGATCCACATCGACGTTGGGCAGCCTCCTTATACTTTTAATTTTCATTTTATTATCTCTGTTATGTTACTTAAAATATACTTCATATAAAAAATCATCCGATTTAATTATATCTTTTACTAATACTTTTATTTTTTTATGATTTCTAATTACATATACCATAGAGTTCTCATATAACTTTTTAACATCACCATTTTCCAGTTCAATTTCAATCGGATAACCTAATATAGAATTATATTTATAACTAGCCATTTTTGATGTAAATTTAATAAGTTCCTGACCAGTAATTGTAGTCGCAGTTGCGTTATCGAGATCATAAAATCGCCAACTCTTTAAGCCCAAACAACCATACATTGAATTAAGCACCACTTTCTGAATTAACTGACGACTCTTAAAGTATGTATATTTTTCATTATCACCGGCATCACCAAACTTCTTCATCAGTTTCCTATACTCTACTCGAGTATCAAACCATTTAGATAATAAAGCAGGAATTAGTCCCTGTTTATCACTTCTATATAATACACCATTAGAAGATATTGAAACTTTATTTTTATCAAAGAAATCTTTTAGTTCTGTTTCAGTAAGCTTCCCTATTTCTTTATCATTTGATGTTAGAGTGTATGTTTTCTTCACTCCTTTAATAAATTCCTCTGCATCCCAACCACTTAACTTACCTATCTTTGTTTCAGGGCTTATATTCAAACTCCGTATAATGCTGGGATATAAACTCACTAAATCCAAATCAAATACCCAATCGTGCTTCCCTTTCTGTGGGTGTTTTACATACGCCCCTATAAACTTATCATCACTCATTTTTTCTGGCCGAGGTGGTTTATTTGGTGCAACAATTCCCATCTTTTTTAGATATGTTAAAATAGCACCTTCTAAATATCTTGATGAGAAAAATACATCTTCATAAGGAACATGACCAACATGACATACACCACGTGCCATGTCAATAAAATCTAATTTATCATTTAATCGTTTTACAAGTCTAACATCATGAATATTATATTCCACATATCTATTTAAATCCTTTTCATATAAATCTGTAAGCGTACCTTCGTATTCAAGTTTATTCTCACTTAACTCATGCTCAGCAACAGCATCCAATCTGTAAGATGATAATTGAGTGTAAGTAAATAATCTGTATAATGCATAATAATCTAAACAACTTACTCCACCAAACAAGTATCTTTTTCTGTGCTTATTCCATTTAACTTCTCTTATGGGTGAAAGGACATCTGCTATATTACTACCTACAACTTTACTCATTCTATTGTACAAGTACGGCATATCAAATGTATCTATATTCCACCCAGTAATAATTGTGGGTTTAAATTCCATATACTTAACAAGGAATCTCTGCAATAAAGAGTACTCATCATCAAAAGATTCAATTACAACGTTACCTTTTGACTCAAGAGTCAATCTTTTATCCTCATCTAATGCAAATGCGTAATATGTATCGTCAGCTGAATTGTACACAGCGATTGACGTTATTCTATCTTTTGCTTGCTTTGGTTCTGGAAACCCATCTGTAACTTCCACCTCAATATCAATAGTCATAATTCTATGACCGGTGGACATATCATCTGAATCTTTATATTGATCTACTAATACACGAGTTTCAGGTGGTACATCAGATTCAAATAAATTAGGTGTGTCTGGCTCATATCTAAATACCTTCTTTAATTTATCACCATATAAAGATACATGAGTTCCACTTCTATCCTTTACATAAGCATACCGTTTATAAGGCATAGTGAAATACCCATTTTCATCATCCCATATATGGACTTTCCGGTTTCTTTGATCATAATATAAATTCTGATAAATAACTTCACCTCTTATTTTTGTAAAGGAATATACTCCCCAATTTCCATATGAATTTACGAAAGAAAATCGTAAAAGTCAAGAACTAATTTGAATATTCTTGATCGTCATTGTCTCCAGTATGTGGTATTATCTCACAATAGTCAGAATTACAGAATTTTTCTACATCCGCTTCTTCACCTTCCACACCAACAAATGACAATTTCCCTAATTTCTTTACCATTTTGTTATATGTCGTTTCATCAATAGCCTCATACGGCATTTGTTTATATGCACCAAGCTCATGCCGTGGTAACATTGAAATTCCCTTCAACCTATATTGAAAATGATTTAGTACGTGTGGTAATTGGTCTGCCTCTGTATCAGGGTTAAATGTTGCAGTACAACTAACTTGATTATCAGCCCAATGTCTTTGCATGAAAGCAGCTAAACTAAACTGTTCCCATATTGATAAATCGCCTACTGTTCTAATACCCTCACCAACATCTACCGGCACTTCCACCACCATAGTAGTTTTTTCACTACCGAAGGCAGGTTCAATATGATAATTAGCTTTCTTCAATGGTTCAATTAACTCTGAATGTTTAGATAATCTCATTCTTCTAATATAGAATCTACTTTCAGGATAATGTATTCCTGGTGTTGAACCAACTAATAAACTTACCGTTCCACTGGGCTTTACACTTGTTGTTTTAATTGAACGTGGAACGGCAAGCCAATCTGAATACATTTTATCATACTCTTGAATAATATCATATCCACTTTCTAACCAATTTCTCAATTCATCAAGTCCGTTGGCTGTAATAAATTGTGCTACACCACTTACTGAAGTTCCTATGCGTCTATTTCTTAACATCACTCTATTAGTATCTGGCCAATGAGTTTTGCCAAGTGTAACTGTTTTAGCATATAAATATGCATACTTCAATGTCTTTTTGTAATCTTCTAAGTCGTCGTGGTGATGTGGAAATGTTTCTACAAGGCAGCATAATTCGTAGGATTCCAAGCTTTGTTCCAGGCAAGGATTTCCACCTGCAACTCTATGATCTTTATCATCACCACCATTTTTCATACGAGAATACTTTCTCATATTCTCTAACCAAGCAATTCCCGGTTCACCATTATCTACAATTCTTTTACATATATCAGTATAATCCATTCCCACTTCTGCAAATACTGAATTATTGGATGTCCAACCGAATTGTTCTCTATGTGGATTTTTCTTATAGTTTTTTAAATCTAAATATTCTTCATCGTTTGGGTCACCGAATACAATTTCTGCAGTCCTCCTGACATTGCCGGCAACTACACACTTTCCAATCAAATTCATAATATCTACGATTGTTGTTGATGTGATTGGAGCTTCACTATTATCATCTAATATATTTCTGATTTCATCATGTACTTCTTTTAATGGTTCATGACCACTACTCACTCCACCAAATCCATGAATAGGTGCACCCGATGGTCTTATTTGGTTGTAGTCGAATTCCATTGGAGCAGTTCCATGAAAATAACTTTCCAATAATAATCTCAATGATTCTACCCAACCCTCTCTTGTATCGGGTATCATATATATTTCTTCAGTTCTATCTCTATTCACACCCTTTACTATAATTTCTCCTGCTCCCTTTACATCAAATCCTACTCCAACTCCTAACATAGAAGCGTCCATAAGAAATGTGAACGGTTTTGCGCCATCTTCCTTCAAAGTTTTAGTAGATACGAATGCGCAATTATTTAGTGCTGCATATAACTTCTTTTCCTCTGTGATTGCTGTTCCCATAGCCCATAATCCGCGACCTGGTGGGAGAAATTTCATACTCCACATTCTATCGTACATTTCTTGAGCACTTCTTTGAGCTTGCCATGGATTCCAACCTAATTGATGTTGTTCAATCCATTGTTTCTGCATATTATATGTACCTTCAACTACTCGTCTGACTGTTTCCCACCATCTCTCATTTTTACCATTCTGTTTGATACGGGAATAGGTTCTCATATACACTAATTCCCCAAGTCCGTTGAAGCCAAATGGTGGTTTTTTTCTTTTGTATTTGTTTATAAAGTTTTCACTTAAAACGAATTTTTCCATAACTAATTCCTTATACTATAATCATTGTTGTATCCATAAATATACACCATCACATAAACTTTTCCCATTGTTTAGTAGGATTTTCAACTTTCTCAATTCTTGCTTCCATTATTTCAAAATACTCTTTTTCTCTTTCTATCATAATGTAGTTTCTTTCACTCATTACTGCTGCAATTCCTGTTGTTCCACTTCCTGCGAATGGGTCTAAAACTGTTCCACCTTTTGGCGTTACCAATCTGACAAGGTATTGCATTAGTTTGATTGGTTTTACTGTTGGATGGAAATTTTGTTTTAATGTGTTAGTCCTGTTTCTTGGGTTATCTCCACCAACTCCATCTTCTTTTTTTCTATCTGAATGTCTCCTGTGTTCCAACTCCTCACACCCCTCGTTCCTTTCTTTTTTACTTGCCTTTGCACAATAAAAGAAACGAGCAGCAGAGCCAGAATCATTTAGATTTATTCTTTCTTCTTTTTCTTCATTTGTTCTAAAAGATATTGGACTATTACCATTTATTTTCTTAGGAAATCCACCTCCTTTACTGTCAGGAAACAACTCCACAACCTCATCACTACCATCATGTATTAGGTTTGCAGGGAATCTGCCTTGTGGTTGTTTATAGTTGCTCTCTGATGTTTTACCATCTTGAAACATCCCCTTTGCCTTTCCTGTTCTGCTATCTCCAATAAGTGATTTTCTTCCACCATTCAAAGAATAAGCACCACCATTAAGATTGTCTTCAGTCTCAACCCTACACCCATCAATATTAATCCCACCTGTTCCCCACTTCAATACATTATTAGCAACTGTACCCTTAAATGGTTTCCTTGCTACTGTTATAGGCTCAAGTGCAGGTTTTAGGGCTGTTCCCCAGCCTTCCCATTTCTTGGCTTCTTCGGTTGCTGGTGCTGTTATGTTTATTTCGTTGCTTTTATGTTTATTATATTTTTCTCCAAGCCATTTATGCTGGTCTTGTGCATTACTTATTCTTTTCCCTATCACCTCACGTTCTGCTTCTGGTTTAATAGCAGAAAAATCATCTGGTAATTGTAAAAACTCTTTAATCTTTACCCAATACTTCTCTAAAGGGATACAAGCTCTATCATCAGTTCTTGACCAATAGCAAGATGACGCTTTTAATCCTAAATGTTTATCAATATCATTATGGGTATAAGGACTCTTTTTAACTGCGTCCTCGTATTTTAATGGTTTCCAATTAGGGCAAACACCTCCCATTTTATCAATCGCCTTACCAATATTATGACTCTTAGGAAAGCCCGAACCATAAACCCAAGCAATCATATCCCTAATCTCAAAGCCTGCATCTTCAATATTAACAGCCATTCTATGTTGAGTTCTTGTTCCTGCAAAGGATAGCAAGTAACCACCTGGTTTCAATACTCTTAAACATTCTTCCCACATCTCAACAGAAGGCACATCATAATCCCACTTTTTGCCCATGAAACCACCAGTAGATTTATTCCCACTATTCTTAGCAGCACTCAATCCGTATGGCGGGTCAGTTACGATACTATCTACTGAATTATCATCTAATTCTTTTAGTTTATCTAAACTGTCACCAAGAATACATTTATTTTTTGTTGTGTATTCATTCATATTATTCAAATCCTCCCATATCATTATACTTTTTCGACAAAGTTTTTCTTAAATATTCTTCTGAATTATCCATTTTTCCTTGAGCGTCCTTCCCATCAACAGTTGAAGCATCATGTACTTGTATTAACCCTGTATTTGTATTAATACTCGCAGGAAATGTAATTCCATCAATTCCAAATCTATTTTTAATGACATGAAATCTGCCCGTGTTAGCTATCTTATCTTCTACCTTACGACTTATACTCATTACAAAATCTGCCGTCATTACTTTGGAATAATCTTCAGCAACTTTGCTTGCATCAATTACTTCTTCCTCCAAGCTGGATCTGTTTGCTTGGCTAGCAGTCCAAATTGGAATATCGAATTCTCCTGCAACACCACGTAAATTCTCATACGTTTCTCCAGTTGCATGCCTCTTCTCTTTATAGAACGCAGTAGGTTTCAGAATATCAGCATAATCCACTATTACTATATCAGGCTTAATCTCTTGCAATTCCATCTGTTTTAAGTGAGCCGCTATTGTATTTACAGTAGCAGACCGAGTTGGATAATACTTAATAATTAATTTGCCTGTAAGTTTATCAATTACTGATTGAACGTCATCTTGATAAAATTTTATATTCGATGTAGTAATTCCACTAAATACTGTATCGTATCTTAACCCAACATAATTTGCGTTCAATTCCAATGTATAATGTACTACTGTTTTTCCACATTTTACAGCATGCGCACCTAATGATTGTAATGCCCATGTCTTACCAATTCCAGCAGGCGCGACTAATACTCCTAATTCTCCACCAGCCAATCCACCATCCATTACCCCATTCACAGCATCCCACGGAGTTCCCAATGTTTCTCTTACCGAACCAGTAAGCCTATCTTCTAATGATATGATGTAATCATGACCCAAATCTCTTTCACTGCCAGCTTTCATAGCATTATCAATAATAACTTTTATCTCATCATACTTTTTCTGTTCAAGTAAATCTACAGCATCTACGATAGCGCCTTTAAGTACCTGGTTCTTACAGAATCCTAACGTTTCCTGCTTTACGAATTCTAAATCAGTAGCTTCGATGTTTCTCCAAGCATCTTTAAGATTTTCTATAACAGACACTTTTAGAATCTCATTTTCTAATTGAGTAATTTTAATCTTCAATACTTCAAGTGTAGGAGCTTTTCTAAACTCTATGAAGTATTCGCTTATCTGTTTAACTAACCAGGCATTAGCATCAGAATCAAAGTATTGTGGCTCTAATATATCACTAATAGTTTGTATAAATTTATTATCTGATAATAATGATGATATTATCTTTGCCTGGAACGTCGGACCAAAAGAGTTGAAATTTTCACTCACCATATAACTCTTTTCTTTGCTTTTCCTTTAATTCCATCATCTTTTTTCTTCTGTATCTTTCACGAGCCTTTGCTTGTAATACTGCTCTGTTTCTATAATAGTATTCCATAGACCATTTTCTCTGGGCTATCTTCTTTTCTTCTTTTGAGTTATATTTCGTTTGACGACCCATGCGTTTTTTCCGCCATTTGATTGAGTTTTGTAAAACATTGTACCATCCAGCTATCCATATTTGGAAGTGATGCAAACAACCTATCTTCTATAAATCTTTTCTGAAACTGCATTTTGTTTAATTTGTTTATTGGTTCTCTTACTTTATCCATTATCTTAGTTTTAGCAGAAGCACTAATATCTACTTCATCTAATTGCATTAATGAGTAATTTCTTTTTAATAATTCTTCACTCTCTTTTAACTTTTCATCTTCTTCAATAATGTCATCAATAGTAAGTATCTTATCTTCGAGTAAAAGTGGTAATTTTTTTTGTATTGTTTTTAATCCCCAACCACGGACACCATCTATATTATCAGATTTATCTCCGTCGATAGCCCTATATACTGCAAAGTTATGTGATGGTATTCCGTAATCTTCTAATACTTCTGGTGCACCATATAACTTCTTTTTAGTGGGAGACCATACTGAAACTCTTGAATTTACAAGTTGTAGAAAATCTTTATCCGTAGACATTAGTACCACTTTAGATGTGGTAAGAAGTTGTTTTGTGATGTAAGCCATCGTATCATCAGCCTCTATACTTTCAATCGTAATTGTAGTTACAGGAAGATAATCCAAATAATCAATGACTCTCGTTAATTGAGAAATCATCGAGTGTTTTTCATCATCTCTCGAATTGAAATCGTATGCCCGATTTAATCTTTTGGACATTTTACGACCAGCCTTATACTCTGGAAATATTTTCTTCCGGCGGTCAGACCCACCCTTTCCATCAAATGTAATAATACATCGGGTGGGTCTTATTGTTTTGATAGCATAACCGATTGATCTTAGAAAACCAACTATTCCCCCAACGTGAGCGCCGTCATCATTGAGAGTTGGTACGATACTAAACGATCTTATAAAGGTGTTTAGTCCATCTATTATCAATACCTTATCATCAGGTTCACTATCTTCTATCTGACCACCATTCTTAGTAATCTCATTAAGTATAGATAAATATCTTTCATTAGTCACCCAAAACCTCATCAGTTTGGATTACATCATCTATACCCAAGTCAGCCTTTTCATACTTCAATATCACTTTATCACAAATTAGTTTATAACAATGAGCTTTAAAATCTTCATCTTTTAATTTATCAGCCCATTCCTTCGACTGGAACTTAACTTCATCACCATTGTGGTCTGTCATAGAATACCAAGCGCCGCTGGTTTTTACTATACCATGCTCTTTCATTACTACTAACCAGCTGCCATCATCATCTACACCACTCTCAAAGTATAATGGAAACTCTGCTTTCCTCAAAGGTGGACCCAATCTATTTTTAACAACTTGAGCCAAAATGGTCATACCAATTACATTCTTTTTCTTATCTTTAATTTGACCTTTATTCTTTAATCTAATACGAGTTGAAGCGTGAAATGGAAGAGCCTTACCGCCTGAAGTAGTATATGGATCTCCAAACATAGCTCCTAATTTTACTCTTAATTGATTAGTAAATACAAGAGCAACCCTCTGCCTACCAATCATTTGAGTAATCTTTCTCATAGCTTTAGAAATGATGATTGCCTTACTTGTAGCCCAACCATCTTTATCAAAGTCAGCATTTAATTCCACCTTGGTAGAAGCAGCCGCCAGTGAATCAACTAATATAGTTACTAATCTATCTTTATCTGATTCCCTAACTTTCGTTATGATTTCTTCAATGGCTTCAAATATATCTTCTGTAGTTTCTAAATGTAAATATAACATATTACTTATATCCACTCCAATCACCTCTAAGAAATCCTCACTTACAGCAGTTTCAGTATCTATATAAACAGCAACTCCACCCTTCTTTTGAGTTTCAGCAAGTAGGTGTGCACCAACTAATGATTTCCCACTACTTTCAAGTCCATTTAATTCTGTGATTCTACCTACTGCGATTCCACCATCTGGTCTATTAGAAATTGCCAAATCTAACATTGTTGATCCAGTTGAAATAAATTCTTTAATATCTGTTGGCGTTGCGTTTGCGCCACCCAAGAAGTGGGCGACTTTGTAATCCTTAAATTTCTTATTCAAGGAAGTGGCTAATGTGTTAGCCAAGTCGTCTTGTATCGACATATAATTCTCCTAATTAAAATGGTGGTTGTGTCCGGCTTTATAGACGATGCGTCGCACACAATCGGTTTTATTAGTTGTTGGCTTCAACAACCACCATAGTTTATAACCCTACTTACTTATTAAATAAGTCATCAAATGCCGCACTGGCATCTTCTACTTTTGTTTCACTAGCAACAACTGAAGTTGGAGCGGTTTCCTTTTCAGTTGTTTCTGCTTCACCATCTGGGTTTAACCATTCGTTTAGAACGCCGGTTAATTCATCATAGGATAGTTCCTGATATAATTCAGTAATATCTTTTTGATTTTCCAAGAGAGCTTCCATTTGAGCTTTATCCTCCACGATAGGTGTTTGATTAGGTTTCACACGAACATTCGTCTTTGGAAATGAAGCACCACTTTCTTCAGCAGTAATGAATTCTACGGAAACATCACGACCACTAACAGCGTCTGTAATATCACCATAATCTGGGTCGGCAATTACACCGAGTAATTCTTGATAAACAGTTTTACCAAATCCCCAGAAACGAACTCCTTGAGTTTCTTCACCACGAACGATAACTGGAGCAAAGGTTCTCATTTTTGCTTCCAATTTACGAGCCATCTGATATTCCTCACGATTTCCGCTTGTTTTAAGTTTTTGTGCAAACTCTTCAATCGGGTCGGGGCGACCAAATGTAATTGGTGAAAGATATGTTTTATTATTCAAACCAAAATGGAAGAACAATTCAATGAAAGGATTGTCCTTATTATGTTTATATGGTAACACACGAATTACCTGTTTACCAGGCTGTGGTTTCCATAAGTTTGAAGTTCTGTTATTTGTTGTCTGAAGTTGGTTAAGACGCTTACGAATCGAATTAATATCCATTTGTTATTCTCCTGTATTATTAGTTATTTTTCATTTGTCAGTTACTACCATCAGTAACCATTTGATAATATATATCAACCAAAAAGGCTAAATACAATTATTTTTTTACTCTTTTTCAGATTTTTTTGTATCCACGATACTGTGTATTTTTGTTGGTATTTTATTAAGTCCCATATCATTGGTAAGCAATAAACTATTTTGATATTCTTCCCAAGGTACTGGAAACCTTTTATCTAATACCCCATTATTTAATGACCTAATTACCTCATTAAGAGCATTTATAGTATATAATGTATTACTTTGTTTCTTACGGTGCAATGAAATAGTATTTGGAATATTTTCCATATAATTTTCTTCATCGTATTCAATATTATATGTACAAATTAATTGTGATGAATCATTAAGATTTTGGAATACATATATCTTATTGTATAGAATATCGTTACATTCTATAATGAGTTCAAAAATATCATCAAGTTGATGTTTAGCAGTGAAAGTGCAGAGAAGTTGTGATTTCATTAACCAACTCCTAGCTTATTTCGTTCTTTGGAACTTATTTCTGGTTCAGGTGGATATTCCTCTTTATTAGCATCATACAACTCTTTTGCAAAATCTGTTGCAATAGCGAACTCTAAACCAACACTTGACGCGTAACCTTTTCCTTTTTGTCTTACTTGAACTTCTGCTATGGAAACTTCTTTAGCTGGTTTTTGTGAACGATAGACCAAGTAATTTTGACCTAAATCATCATCTTTCATAGTTAATCCAGCTTTAAAGTCATCATAATTATCTATACCAAACATTCTTTTTAATGTTTTAGGATCTGCGGATAATCCACCTATTGCCATTTTTTCTTCACCCTCTAATAAAGATTTCATAGGTAACTTTTCTGCTAATGCATTTAAACACCCCTCTTTAGCTTCTTCATCTTCAACTAAAAATTGTATAGTATCATTCTCATATCTTTTTATTGAACCTTTAGGAAACTTTCCGTCTTCACCTTTTTCATAACCCAAATGATTATTTAAAAATTTACTTGCCTCTGATTCCCCATCATTACCATTTGCAATTTCATTTGCTCTTTGTACTGCAGCATGCATAATCATATACTTTTTAAATCTAGTCGTGTCGCCTGTACCCATAACTTCTTTAAATCTAGCTCTATCTATTGGTGGTGGAATTTCCATAGATGATAATTCGTCTAATATTTCTTGTGCTTTTGAGTCTATAGTATATCCTTTTTTAGCATCACCTTTAATTACTCCTAATGATGCAAGTGTTATTTTCAAATTTTTATTTTTGATTACATTTTCGTTAAGCAAATCATCTGAGGTATATTTTAATGTTTTTGCTTTAGTTCCATATTCAATAGGTCTTTGTATCTCACCTTTTTTATATTCTTTTATATCTGCCTGTGGTGGTACTTTATCAGACCAATTATTTATATCAGTAACAACTCCGTTGTATATATTAGCTGTTGAATCTTTTTTAAGTGATATTTCATCTAATACAGGTTCACCATTTACTTCTAACTTAACATACATATCAGATGAAAATCCTTTGTTTGCATTATAATCATCATTACCTAATGCTTCAAACTCATTCTGTACATCCCATGCACTATTACTAATACTCCAATTACCTTTACCAAACTCTGAATTATATCTTTTCATAGTAACAGTTCTTACATGTTTTACTGATTCTAACCAATCTTTTGTCACAACCGGTTTACTACCTTTTGGATACTTACCAACTTGTTTATTCAATGTTTCCATAAAACCATCAAATTCTTCATCATTCATTCCAACACTTGCCATCGTAAGTATTTCACCTGCCTGAGATTGTATTTTACCGGCACCTACTCCTGTCATATAATCTGTAATACTTTGTTTACCGAGTTTTGAGTTCATTAATCGAGTGATTACTTTTTGATATTTTTTTGGTATCTTACCACTTGCAAAATATTCATCTAATGCAGATTCTTGTAATTCATCTTCTTCATTTTCAAAATTTGATTCTATACCTTTTTCTGAAAACTCTTCATCCGAAATACCAGTATCAGGATTAGAATATACTTCTGATTCGGATGTGTTTACATCCTTTAGAGATTTATCTTTTTGATTTGGCTCTCCAGATTTTATTCCCTCACCTTCTTCATCATCTTTTGGTTGTTCATCTCCTTTTTCTTTTTCATCTGGTTTATTCTTATCTGAAAATCTTTCAAAATCATCTGGTTCTAATCCTTTGGATTGTTGTTTATCATCACCTGTATCCGTAATTTGTTTTGCTTTATCATAAGCCGGATGTTCTTCACCCTGCTTTAATGCACCACCAACTGTTATCTCTTTATCTTCACCATCATCATTTTTATACTTAATAACCTTCTTCATCAATTTTTCTCTATCCGATGGCTGTTCCATCAAATTATTCATTAATTCAGATCTCTGTTCTAAATTCCACCCAAAATCTTTTAAAACTTCATCTAATAAAATTTGATGTCCCATACTCTTTGGATTAGGTTTACCATCATTAGTACGATAAGCCCACTCTACTAATATCTTTTTAATGTCTGTAATCATATAAACTTTCCTGTAGTGTATTTATAACTATAAATATCACGGTTCGTTATTTATCTATATAATAAGGTCTGTAAGAATCTATCACTCTCCACCCCTTATTTTTTTTCTTTCTAATTAAATTATGTGGACTGACTCTACGGTTTCCTGCTAAATTATTATCATCATTATATTTATCAAAAAAATTAACAATTTCATACTGTCCATTAAATTCATAAATATCACTTTGTGGAGATTCAATAATATATTTTCTAAAATTATGATTATTGGAATTCATAAATCTTTTTCTTAACAACTCCTTAGTTTCTTTAGAATGAGTCCTATTGGTAAACCCGGTAGTCGGTAAATTTCCAGTATTAGCAATACTTATTTTTTTCTTAGTTTCATCAGACAATATTCTGCCGGTCATTGACTTTGAATGTTGCAATTTAACTTTTTTAGCAACGTCAACACCATACATTTCTTCATAAGTTTTACCCTTCTTTTTTAATGATTGTTTATCCTTTATAAGTTTAGCCTTATTACTACCATGTATTTCATCATAAGTTTTACCAGTAATATTCTTCATATAATTCTTCAGCCCGTTAACAATATTAACATCATTTTTATGCCTATTTGTCATTGCGATGGATTGTTTTTTTCTAATTTCATCTGTTGACCTACATCCATTACCACCATAAGTTAAATTACATAAATTATCGATTCCCAGTTCTTCAATTTTCTTCTCTTCCACTTTATACGCGAGTTCTTCATCAGTTGTTTTATATAATATTTCATATTTAATTTTATATCCAGATTCTAAAATTTTTACTATTTTATAATATAGATGTTTATTCTTTAACTCTTTACCAGTTTTAACAGTATTTTCATGATAATACATTCTACTACCATTGCCCTTCCCAACATAAAAAGGATTGTCAGTTTCACTGTTTTTTAATATATATACATAATATTCTACATTTTTCATCACTTTATTTCCATATTATTTTCAGATTCCATCTATTGATAAGTATCATATTTTAATAAAATCACTCATATTATGATAGTTGAATCCATATTTTACTTTAACTTTAAACTTCTCATCCTCTAATATATCTTTAATGGTTAAAATAAAATCCTTGCCATCAGATAAGTGCATATCAAATAAAAAAGAATCGTATGTATATAATATAAATTTACTTTTACAGTTACCCGAGCCAATAAACTCACGTAACTTAGTCATGGTTGTAACACTATACTCAAATTCTGCTGACTGTAAAAAATAATTAAATAATTTATTCTTATTCATATTTGTTAAATTTTGTTTATATATTTTCCTTTTAAAAAGAGCTGTTTCAGTATAACCATTGTGATTATATTCACGCCACATGTCATTTATATAATTATCCACACTAACAAAAAATGGAATAACTCTCAATACATCATCGGGTATATGACCATACAAATATTGAAAGGTTAAAATTTTACTTTCTTCTCTAGCAGTACCATAATATTTCCCTAATTGTACATATACATCACCATCAAATTTATATCCTACTATATCTGCAATTATAGATGGATGGTAAGCATCATAATCCATCTCCACTAACATTCCATCTTTACCAAACCTACTTACGAACTTCTCACGACTTCCATCTTTCTTATTAAGAGCGGCAAAGTTAATACCACCGAATCTATTAGATGGTCGTCCAGTTAAAGTGTATGGATTGTATTCTGAATATACCATACCATCTGTTGTTTGTAACCCACTTGATTCTATATAATTTAAGTTCTCTAATACATCATTGTTATACACATTATACGATTTATTATCTTTATCCGTATCTGACGCACTTTTTAATATTTTGACCAATTCCCTACACCATTCTATATGTTTCATCAATGGAATTACGCAATTTATATTTGGAATATCATAGTAATCTCTATAAAAATGTTCATGTGCGGATGTTATTAAATCTTCTATTATCAGCGGCTCATTCGTTTTCATATAATGACTTAACTGAACATCAAATACATTATCCCACTTAAAAAAATGTAGTAATTTCTTCTTATCATACACATAAGTATTCTTTGGAGTTTGTGTTAATGGAATGTATTTAGAATTTAGATTCAGCGCATCTGAATGTCTAAAGGGTAAAACATATTCTACACCGTTAAGAAACTGTACATACAATACACATAATTCAGTTTCCCACGGATGTTTATTATCATCACATTGGATTGGAATTACGATAGAGTCATTTTCTTCAAACTCTATCATAAAGTTTCTCCAAGACTTTCTATCCTCTATTATCATCCCAATATACTTCTGACCAAATTTTCATTGTTTCTGGGTAAATATCCATCATCATCTCTTTCATCACTTTTGCGTATTCCCTAATTTCCCATTGGGCGTGGTCATGATCTCGTAGTTCTATAAAATTTGCAATAGATTGAAACGACATGGTCCAATACACTTCAGTATATTGTGAAAGTGGCATTATTATTCTCGCTTGCTCTCTTGCCATTCCTGTATCTAACATTGAATCATAAGTCCGTTCTACATTACTTAAAAATTCTCTGTATATCTGATTCATTCGTTTCTGTTGTAAGTCATCTAATTCACCATCACTTGCTTGTTTATTATCGTCTGATTGTGCCCTCCAAACTTCTGGAATATAAAATTCAGTAACCTTTGTGTATCTACCAGATATTTCATTGAATGGCATATCTTTGGTTGCATAATGTGATGTGGATTCTATTCCCACCAAATGTTTAAAGAGTTGGCGGAGAACTACCTCCGGGGCCTTAATGTGGAATTGAACTTGTAAATGCCTAAATGGACTGAAATGTTTGTTCTTTGCTAAATATCTAACAAGTTTTTCATCACTCACATCCCACTTTTCTTTTCTATTACCGAATGATACTCTTGCTGAATTTACAACTGTTAGATCATTTCCTAATGTATCTATAACCTCTATAAAACCTTTATCTAAAACCTTCATATTTTATAACCTCTTTATTTATTATATATATCTAATTAAATCTCATAAACCCAATTTTTTTTCAACTAATTCTTTAGGTGATAAATTTTCTTCAAATTTAAAAAACTGAAAATCTGGTAATAACTTACCAACATTGGAAATTACTTTACTTGCAATTTTCTTTTGGCTATTATTTTGTTCTTTAATTTTATCCTTATTCCCTTTAATATACCACTTTAAAGATACATACTTATACAATGGTGATGTATCAAGATGACCACGATTTATTTCAAATGGTATTGATGAATCATCGTTTGCCTTTATCACAAAATGTCGTTTATAAAATCCTCTCTTATAATCTTCTTCTGTAGGCTTTATTGTTTCTCCTTTAAGAGTAAGTGGCTGTTGACCATTTAATTTATTATACAAACCAAACTCTGTAATCTTCTTTATTGGATAAATAAGTTTGCTCAAGAATCCATGCTTCTCACCAGTCATAAAGTATTCTTTCAAATCTTTTGTATAATGAATATGATAAACAGTACCATCTTTGACCAACCGACCTCTCTCATCTTTAAACTCTCCTTTGGAAACAATTTGATTCTTCACTACTCTATCAGTCCGCTCAACTATATTTTTAATTCTATAATTAAAAACAGGTTGGTTAGTCCTACGGGCTTCCATTATTTTATCTAATTTTTGTTCGTTTATTGTATCTTTTGGCATCTTACTTTCTCTTATTTAAACCCAAAATATGCAAAAGCTTTTTCTTCATCATCACCTGACAAATCATCAGCAAGAAACTCTCTTAAATCTTCCTTATTATCAATATTATACTTCTCATCAAATTTGGAATTAACTGCATTTGCCATATCTCTATTATCTCCTATCTTATCTAACGCGGCCCATAATCTTTTCTCATCTGTCCCCATCCAATAATCTATCGCTTCAAAGATTTCATCTGTTATATATTCTACTTCATCATCCGTTATCGTATTTACCACCTTTTCTTTTTGAACATCCTTTTTACGTTCAACATCACTTTGAACATTGCTTACTTCACCCTTTGATTCTTCATTTATAACAGCATTTACATCTGCATCACTTTTTAATAATGGTTCAATCTCAACTTTTTCCCCCGTTTGAGGTATCACAAAAGTTTCTGTTTCACCAGAAAACCCTGCCGCCGCGCCTACAACTATTTTATATTCTTCTTTCTCTTCTTCATCTAATTCGTTATAATCCACTTCTACAGAAGTATCACCGCTTTGATCAAAAGATCTATCGCTTAATGTACTTAAATATTCTAAAATAAAAAATTCTTCTACTTTTCCCATCGAATGTGTATTCACTCTCATCTTTGTACTCAATGATGTAGTCCAGCCTGAACCATCTACTTTTTGATCTATACCAAATATTTGGAAAAATGTTAAAGGACCGTATGAATTTCCATCAACTTCCACATTTTCATTATACTTTTTTTGGATATAATCAGTTTGGCATATATTTCCAGGTTGAATTCCACCTATACCATCAACTTCTAAAGAAAGTTCAGCTGGAATTAAAAAAAAAGTACTTAAATATTTAGATCCTTCCTTTGGTGAGTTAAAAAAGTCACGAACTGCTTGAGCAGCTTTTGGTTTCATTACAATATGAAAATTATCTTCATCATAAATATAATAGTTATCGCTTGTCATAACAGCATCACTGTTATCAGACGTTAGAGTAAATGTTCCATTTTCATAAGACCAATTTCTATCATCTTTAAGACTCATTTTTACAGCATCAGATTCATTTTTCTTTATAGATGTTTTAATATATCTTAACCAACTCCTACCCCTTCTCCAACCACCTTCGGCAGTAATTTTTTTATTCTCTTCCGCTCGAATATTTCCAATCTCATTATGTTTTAAATAAGCTACAGATAAATTATCCATCTCATTGTCTTTAGTTGAATCAAATTTCTTATTTATTAACATTAATTTATTGTATTTAGAGTATTCTTCAGATGCGAAACTTTTTTCATTAGATGAACCATACATAGCAGTAACAGCCATTGAGTCTGGAATTTTAAATGATAAATCTTGACCTTTCACTATACTACCAACATTAAACGATGGAAATTTATAAATTCCATTGGACGACATTTTCCCAACATCATCAAACTTACTATAAATTATTTCACCATTATTTTCATCTCCAGGAGATACATAGTTTTCATCAACTATCTTTAAATTTTTAGTATTATTTGTATCTAAAACTATATTAAACTTCCATTGATTATAAAAATTTGATTCAATTGATTTCAACAAACTATTCAATCCAGCCTCTATTGTTGATGGAGGTTTAACTTTATTTTGATCAACATATCCATATTTTTCATTGGATATATTTTTCTCTATACCAAACGCTTTCTGAATTTCTGTTATATTAACATATATGTTTCTGATCTGTCCTATGTTATCATTTTCTTCAACAGAAAACTTATGAAACTCTTTTGATGTCGCAAGCTTATCAAATATTTTAATTATATTTTTCTTTTCCTCCTTTTTAATTTCACCTGTAAAAGCTAAATTACCACCAGACGGATTTTGACCAAACAAAATAAATTTAAGTGGGTCGATAGGAACTAAATTCTTTTTATTATTTGAAATATAACAGGATTTATATTTACCTGATTCATCTAACTCTATACTTCTAAATGTCAATGTCAATTTTTTATCATCAATTAAAGATAAATACTTCGTTAAAATATTATCCTCAAACCAACCCCATCTTACAAAATAATGAACATTTGTATAATTTACTGCGATTCTAATTAAATTATGATTATATTTTGTTCTTATACTATATTTATCTTTTTCACTTGAATGTATTAATGTACCTCCCATTTCTTTACTACCAGAATGTCGAGCAAATGAATCTGAAACTATATTTTTCAAATTTAGAATTCCATGTAAGAGACCATCAAAATCTGATTTTTTAAATCCGCCCATATTCTCAATATCTTCTTCATCTTGTAAAACTATTGCATCTTTATCATATACAGCGCCTAATCCAATTTCCCCCTCTTTATCCATAGATTTTTTAAATAAACTACCCCCTAAAGAAGTTATATAAGTAACACAATCAAATCCACCATCTTCTCTTAATTTATATTCAAAATTGGATATTATTCCACCCATTGCATCATAATCACCACCCTTTGAAATAAGAGTTGGTATTGGATTATCAAATAAGTCACTATTTACATCTATTACATTATTACCATCTACATTTTTAATTGTAATAAAATTACCCACATTAGTATCTTTTTTATTAGATTTTTGCCATCCCCACTCTAATGCTATAGTTTGACCAATGGTTAAAAAGTGTGGTGTAAGTCTATCCAAATCTTCAATGGATCCAACAGACCAATTAATTGTAGCCTTTCTAATCGCTTTATAACCACCTTTATATTCAACTGAAATATCTTTTATTCCTGCTATTGGTCTAATTCCCATACTTTGAGTTCCACGATAAGCTCCTGTTCCATCATCTTTAAAACCATAACCTTTTCTGGTAGATGGAGTATTTGTATAAGCTTCTACATCACCTTTTTCATTTATTCTATATCTTACATTAGCTGAAACTTCCGTACCCCCATCTAACATAACATTAAATTCACTATTCTCTTTATTAGACGCCATTCTAATATAAACAGTACGTGACATTATATCCGAAAATGATATATCATCAGATTTAGCTTCTCCGCTACTTTGACCCTTACGAGCAAATGCACGTTCTCTAGCTTTCAAAGTTTCTTGAATTTTTTTATCTATATAACTTACTATCATTTTTAACTATTACTTCTATTAACAGATTCCAATATATCTTCTATAACTGTAGGTATTCTTACTTTTTTATCAGGTGATAAACCTATTTGACCTTTACCAATTTCATTAGCCTTTGCAATTATCCACCAAAGGTTAGAATCATTATAATATCTTTGAGCAAGAGTATCAAACCTATCACCATAAATCGGATAAACAAATATATCACTATCCTTTATTGGTATATTTGGAACAGTAGTTGGTGCAAAATATCTATTACCATTATTGTCACGTTTTTGTTTTGCAGTTTTATATCTCATTATTGACCCTCAATTGTAAGTTGATCAGGTATATCTTTATAATCATAATGTTTTCCAAGGCTATGTAATTTATATTGACCAATATGTTTAAATGAACATTGTGCAGTTATGTAATGTGGAAATTGTTTTTCTTCTTCTATTTCCCACGGAGATGTATCTTCAACAGTCATTGATAAAGAAGAAAGTAATCCAGGAGTATTAACAAACATATCACCTATTGTTAATTCTATAAATGGTGTTACCATTCGCTCTGATTCCGTATATGTAGGATAACATAATCCAATTAAATAATTCATTTTTTCAATTAGTATTGGAAGTTCTTGCTTTGATTTAGGAAATATTTTAAATGTAAAACTTATTTCTCTACTTGCGCCTTGATATACATACACTTTATCAGGACGACCAACATACTTTTCCTCACCATATTCAGGATTAATACTATCTGAAATTCCTTCTATGATGGCTCTGAATATAATGTATTTATTATTTATTACATCTTTGAATCTGAATTTTATGAAGTCGTGTCCTGAAATATCATCGTAATCATTTCCATACTTTAATGAGTTTATTTTATCTTTTCCGTTTATACCAGCATTTATACTCCAACCCGAGCTTCTCTTCTCTATTATATCATCACCTTCCAAAGTGGATTCCCCATTTACAGTTTTCCGATGATTTAATTCATGTGGTGTTTGGATGTGTTTTCCAGTCCTATCATCATATACATTGATTTTATTCAATTCAGCATAACTTAAAGTTGCATGTTTTGTTACCAATCCACCTACAGATGTTTCCTTATTAAATGTTCCGCCCTTTTTAGTCGTAATATTAGTAGCGTTTGTATCAGCTAAATCCACTGTTCCTGTAAAGGATGGTGTTCCCTTATGTATTGATTTAGGAGCAGATGATATTGGAAATAGATACTTATTTGGATTGGTAACTAAGAGGCTTGTTTTTAAATCTGATCCTCCTACTGTATAACTTCCAGCCCAACCTAAATTTATTGTAGTTTTCTTTATGATTTCAGGATTACTCTGCATCCCTATTCTACTACCAAAAGCTAAATTAGGTTTTGAAAAATCTAGTCCTCCTAATATCGATTGCATGTCACCTGGAAACTTATCCTTAATAAAGTCCGGTAAAGTTTTAAGTGGAACAAAATCTTCATATCTACCACCACCAAAATGGCGTTCTGGATGTCCTATTGGTAGAGCAGCTGTTGCAATCATCTCACCTAACGCACTAGCAATTCCACTTGCATCAAATCCATCACCTCTAACCATATCGCCGATTGAGTTAAATACATCTCCACCTCCAACTAAACTTAAAGATGACAGTGGATTATAAATCTTACTTTCTAATGTAGGATTAAGCGCTTGCAAAACAAATTGTTTTCCAATAAACCCTATACCAGCAGGAGTTAATAAGAATTTACCAATCCTTACTTTATCTACTAAATTTCTTTCAACCAACCCAGTAAATGTAGGAGCGCCTCTAAAGAACCCACCTATGAATTCAGAAGCAGCTTCACCTAAAAATCCACCGTTTTCCGGAGGGACGGGCGTTGGATCAAATCCCCATCTACCGTTTCCAGGAATATCTTTATCTTCAGTTGGAATTGGTCTTAATATAAATGGTTGCCTAAAGCTTGCGATATTATGTGGATCTGAAACTTCTCTGAAAGATTTCTCTATTAGAACACCATTTTCACTAATTCCACCAGGAACTTTCAGAAATGTTTTCCCATCTATGGATTTTCCGAATTTAAATTTCTCATTTATCGTATCTAGATACTTATCAGATTTTAATTCAGCGGTGCTAAAATCATCTATAAATGAATATGAGTTACCGCCCCTCACCGGCATTTCATTTTTTGTATCCCAAACATTAGTTGGTATTTGATGAGTTTGTGATTCAGATGAAAAATTTGTAGTTAATTGATGATTTGGAAATATATTAGCCGGTTTAATTATATTGGGCCATTTCCCATCTATTTCACCAATCGCACCATTTCTATTCACATAATTAGGTATATGGTTTGAAGTAATCCCATTATCCAAATCCCAAGTTATAGAAATTTTTGAATAATGAGTATCGTGATTCAATTTTGTAATTGCGTCTTTGAAATTATGTGCACGTGGAATATGCTCGTTCTTAAATGAGTATCCGAATTGATCATTTATAGAAAATTGTTTAACTTTAAATGTTAATGAATTATATTTTGTTGAATATCTACTTGTAAAAGTACTAATCGGTACAATCATAAATGGATAACCATGTGCGCCAAGTGCATCTCTATTTCCTAATGGTGGCGGACCCCCAAAAGTTTGTTCTGGTATATCTCCTACATTAGTTAGTCCACCATCCATACTAGATTTAACTGATGGTACTGTAAACGTTAAACTTGGCGTATGTGGTTGAGAATATTTACTAATATAGTCGGATGGCGTCTCCATAAACGGACTTGTAAATTGAGGAGTATCTTCCCAAGTACTATAAAACCCATCACCCTTTAATACTAATTTTGATTTATATTTTTTTGGAATTTCATAATGATCAAAGGTTTCAAATCTATTCTTCTCATAAGACGGAGCTGCTCCTGGCCATTTATCTCCAACATTACCTTCCTTTACTTTATGGTATAAAGATTCTAAATCAGTTTTAGGTGTAAAACCTGACGCATCAGTATTTGGGAAATTATCTACTCCCTTTTCAATTTGTGAATCTATCTTATCTGGAGATGTTTGATTATACTTAAATTTTTCAAGATCTGATAATAAATCTACCAATGACATTTACTTTCTCCTACCCCATTTGAACATCTTGAGTTGCTCTGATTTGTTTAGTTAATAAAAATTCCATTTTTTCTGTTAATACACCAAGTTTTCTATTGGTTTCATTTATTTTATTATTGGTGGCTGTCATATCAGTACCACCAAAGCCCATTTCGTTTTTAGTACCTGAAAATGCTTCACCTTTATGTACTTCAGCCATACCAGTCTTTTTAACAACACCACCAGTTTCTAATTTTGGAACACTACCTTTAGCTTTTTTAGCTAATGCGTACATACTAGCAACAGCTGCTATAGCAAGTGGTATACCAATTCCAAAAGGAATCATACCAAATGAAGAAAATATAGAACCAGCACCTTTAGCTAGTGTGGCAATTGCTCCTCCAGCATTTTTTGCTAAATCTTTTGCACCTAATAATATACCTTTTCCTTTTGTCTTATTTATAGCTTCTTCAGTTCCCAATCTTGTCATAGTTACAGCAGCAATAGCAGTATTTATTCCCTGTCCTATCAAACTAGCAACATTAAGATTTGCTGTTTGTTCAGCTAATCTTGTCATCAGACTAACTCTTTTTTCTTCTTCTGCAGCAGCATCTTTTGCTAATTCAGCAGATGTCTTATCACCAGCTACTATCTTTGCTAAATCACCAACTTGAACTCCTACAGCATCAGCCAAAGCTTGTCTCTGAACAACATTCATAGCCTCAAAGTCTGCTTGACTACCTACTTGATTTACTATCTCTTTTTGTAACCCATCCAAATCACCTGAAAGTGCTAATTCTCTAGCTTTATCTAAATTTAATTGTCTACCAAGTAATACTGACGCTTCCATTTGTTTTTCTATAGATTCTTCAAAACTTAGTAGTGATTCGGCTATACCAGCAACAGTTGCCATATTAACACCGAGCTTTCTTGCTTGAACAGCAGCCTGTCCTATGTTTCTTCCACCATCTTTTCCGAATTTAGCAAATGTTTCTGTATCTTCGGCAATATCATTTAATACTTTTGCTGGTGATACACCCTCAGCCCTAGCTAATTGTCCAATAGCTTTTGTTAATTCAATATTTGTTTCTAAAGAAGCACCACTTACACCCTCTAAAGATTTTAAAAGTTTACCAGCGCTATCACCAGCCAATCCAAATTGTCCTGTTAAAGCACCAACCTTAGTAGATACACCTAATGATATATTATCAAGTGAACCAAAATTTTCTTCTAAACTGAATACAGCAGCTTCTGCTTGTTCAGCACTACCACCAAATAATTTAGCTGAAACACTAGCAGCTTTAAGGTTGGTAGCTATTCTTGCAGATTCTACTGCAGATACACCTAAACTTTGTTTAACCTCTAAGGCTTTCCCAACAAAATCTGTCATAAATTTTACTGCTAGTCCAATAGCAAAAGCGCCCATTAATTTTGGGCTTGATGCTATAGCAGAATATTCTTTTAATTTATCCCTTGCACCCTCTAAACCATCTAATGTTTTTGCGTCTATGTTTAGAGCATTTTCTAAACCCTTTCCAGCCTCTTCTGCTGTTTTAGAAAAACTTTTTAAGCTATCTCTCATAGTATCTAAAGCTTCTTTTGCTTCATCACTCATACCTTCAAATTGTTCTTCCAAATCCTCCATAAAACCATTAGCATCAAATGTTCCAGCTTTTATTGTATCAACAGCTGCTAGTTGTGCGTCATTAACTAAATTGTAACCTTTTTGAAGATCTCCTGTAGATAGAACTGCAGCTTGTTGCGATTGTTCTAATTGTTCAGTTAAATTATATGATTTTAATATAGCACCAGCACCAGAATCTAATAACTTATTTATTTTTTGAGTTAAACTTGCTGTAGTCTTTCCAATCTTAGCTTGGTCTTGTTTTTGTTTGGTTACTAGTGCTTCATCTCTAGCTCTTTTTTGTGCATTTAGATATTCTTCTTTGGAAATACCACGAGCGGAAAGAGAAGCTCTTAGAGTTTTATCTTTATAATTAGCGATGTCTTTTTCGTGAGCCGCTTGTTCTTTGGCTGTTTGTGCTGCAGCCTTATTAGCAGCTGCTATCGCTTTTGCATTATCTACATCTTTTTTGGTAGCCATTTTAGAGTTTTATACCTTTTTCTTTTGCCATTTGAGCTACTTTGACTTTTAATACATCAACTGCTTTTTGATGATTGTCCATAGCTTTTTTTAATGCAGGATTATTTTTAATAGCCCTCTTTACAGAAGCGCTTTGTTTTTTCTTTTTAGCACTGTCGATAATTTTATCTACAAGTTTATCTAATAAACCCATTTCGATTCTCCATAAGGTTTTTTGTGTGGATTGGTTCAATAATAAATATCAAACTATGTTATTTTCTGAAATTTGGGTGCTTACTTTTATTTTTTTGGTTAGCTTTTTTTATCTCTTCAGCTTGTTCTTTGTAATGTTTTTGTAACCTTTTAAAGTAAAACTTTCTAAGATATATAGGCATGTTGTATACCTCAGAAAATGAGAACATACTCTGTGAGTTAAAGCTTATTTGAAATATTTCTTCGTGTAGTTGTGGTTTATACTCCGGCGGCAGGCCAAAGAAACGTAACGGTCATAGGGACCGTAAACTCCTTCTCAATTCCATCTGAATCTATGTATGTAGATGTCATATCCACATCTGGCGATATTTTATTTAAATATTCTCTAAAAGCTATTGAATCTCTCGATAAAAATTCATTATCTACAAAATTAT